TGGCGTATTTACAGAGCCTCTTAATCATAACGCAAGTTTGATAGTAAATTGGATGATAAACAAAAATGAAGTAAACGACTTTATTGTTAACAAGGGTGATGCATTAATGTATGTTTATATTCCAGATCGTGTTAAATTTGTAAAACATAATGGTAAGCAAGGCTTAATAAAAACACGTTTTTCAAAACCAAAAAATTTGGTAACAGATGAAGTAAAAAAGAAATGTCCAATGGTGGGGAAATGAGACAAAATTGGCAGATGTGGTCAGGTGGCGTTAATCATGAAATAATTGATGCTATTATTTCAGAAGCAGGTGAAACTCAATACGCGTCTACTTTCAACGACAGTGGATCAGACGTTCGCACAAGTCGCGTATCTTGGCTAACAGATCATCCGTGGATACTTGATATGTTGTATCAGTATGCCGATCTAGCAAACCAAGCTGCTTTTCATACGAGCCTATATAAAAAGGCTGATATTCAGTTTACAGAATATCATGGATCAGAGGGGGGTCATTACTCGTGGCATCATGATATTGATTGGAACCGTAATGATGGCCTTGACCGCAAGCTGTCAATTACAGTCCAACTGTCAGACCCAAGTGAATACGAAGGCGGCGACTTTGAATTTAGCGAAGTACTAAGCCCCGATCCACAACAGTCCAAGGCAAGAGGAACTGTTCTGATATTTCCAAGCTACCTGCAACATGCAGTATCGCCAGTCACATCTGGTGTGCGCAAATCTTTGGTAGCATGGTTTGAGGGGCCAAAGTGGCGCTAATATATCAAATCAGCTTACACGGTTCTGCGTTCGATGCGCGTAACCTATCATGGGACGAGGCTATAGCCCAAAGCGGCTGTAAGCCCGACAGGGCATGGATAGACCCAATCCACAACAGACCATTGCTCAAGGGCGAGTTTGGTTGTTCAGTGAGCCACTTGGCAGTTTGGCAGAAAATAGTTCAATCGAACTTAAATGGCATAGTGTTAGAGGAAGATGTTGTCTTTGACTCTATCAATACTGGTCACGTCGATTCTCTGTTAGCTAGATATGACAGCGTATGGCTTGGGTATCGCTGGAACGATATGGGTTACTGGTACAATTGCCATGCTTATGCAATCACACCAAATACAGCAAAGTACTTGATTGAAGGCTTTAAAGATAGCATTATTCCTGTGGATGAGTGGGTTCCAAGTAAGTTGCAGGGAAGAAATAATTACTTTTACAAAGATGAAGTAGTAAAGCAAATCCCACGAAATATTAGACCGTCTACAATAGAGGAGACAGAAATGCTAAAGGTGGGGTCAAAATTTAAAATTGTAACTGTTGCTACAGAGCCAGAAAAAATGTGGGCATTAGAGCAGTCTGCAAAAAAATATGGTGTGGAAGTACATAACTTAGGCAAAGACCATCCTTGGAGAGACCCTATGGATGGGCTTGCTGGGATGCCTAAAATACAATTGGTAAATGAATATTTAGCCACCTTGGATGGTGATGATATTGTCTTATTTATGGATGGTTACGATACTTTCTTTGCAGATGATGCAAAGGAGGTTTTGTATAGATATGAACAGTTTGGTGCGGACATTGTGTTTGGCGCGGAGCGCGATCACTGGCCTTTGGTTGACGATGAGTTTATGCAAAACAAGTGGCCCGACACGGGAACTCCGTATAAGTATTTGAACAGCGGCCTTTATATTGGCACGGCTAAAGCACTCCACGCTTTCATTGCACAGGATGCGCCCAATAAGTCAGATAAGGACGATCAACTTTATTGTCAGTTGCGCTATCTAAAGACATTGACCCCCGAACTAGTGGATAAGGGCTATCGCTTCCCTTACACGGTCAAGTTAGATGGTGAGGCTTATATTTTTCAAACACATGAACCGAATATTCGAGTTGTTAATGGGCAGTTGTGGAATGATGAAACTAAATGCTGTGGTTGCATTTATCACGGTAATGGTGGTGAGGATGCCAAAGAATTGTTCATAACAATGGCTAAAAAGTTTGACTTAATACCTGAAGCAGAAGTCGTTAGTCCATATTACTTGACCCTAGCTTATGAAGAGGTTGCTCCAGATATCTTGGTCACTGATTTTCTGTCTGATCGTCAGTGTGATTTCTTGATTCAGAAGTCTGAAAGCTACGGCAATTGGGGTCAGATGGAAGGTGACAAGTTTCCAGCTCAAGAGATACGCATTCGAAAAATGGGTCTTTGGTATGAATATGAAAGATTATGGGCAGAAAAACTATCTAAAATCTGCGAACAATATTGGACGCCAGAAGCGTATGTGGGCCTGAGAGACGCATTTACTATGCGCTATTCTATAGATACGCAAAAAGACTTAGGTCTACATACAGACGCTTCACTGTTTACGGGTAGTGTAAAGCTAAACGAAAACTATGCTGGCGCTGAATTAATATTCCCACGTCAAAACTTCTCTAACATTGACGTGCCAAGAGGAAAATGTATTCTATTCCCAGGGATGGTGACCCACGGTCACATGGTCAATGAGCTTCAGGATGGCATCAAGTACAGCCTGACAATGTGGACCAGTAGGTACAAGGGTGACCTTAACTAAAAAAGATGATATGTATGGGGTAATCTAGCAAAAAGGTCTTTCGAATGCTTAGTAATACCCCCATTGCTGGCGCAGCCATTGCCTCAATAGGTAGAACTCAACACGTATTTAATGTTGTGAGTGGCACCTTCACCCTGAGCATGCAGGGTTCATCAAAGCTAATTACCAATGTAAAAGAAACGGGGGTATTTACCTATACTGGTCAGCCAGTAACGATCACTAAGGCAATGAATGTTGACCTTGACTCTGGTTCTTTTGCAACGACATTTAACGATGCAACTCTGATAGAAGGCAAAAGATTTAGTGTAGACAGCGGCTCGTTTACTTACACGGGCCACGCCATTGAGAATCAGATAGCTGTAAGTATTCCTCTTGAGTCAGGCACATTTACAATAACTGGCAGAGATGCCGCAGTAACCGCGCAGCTAAATATGGATGCTGACTCTGGTACGTTTACCTACACAGGGCAAACTATCAACAGGCAGCGGACTGAGGTAACTGAATCAGGAACCTTTACGCTTACAGGGCAAGATGTTGGTACACGCATAGCCTTAAATGAATCACTTGAGGCTGGTTCTTTTTTTATAACAGGGCGGGATATAACTAATGGTATAACAGAAGTTATAACATCTGGATCGTTCTCCTTTACTGGCAATGATGTTGATCTTGCAAAAGCAATGAATATTGCTGCCGATTCTGGTTCGTTCTCTGTAACAGGTCAGGATGCTACATTTACGATAGCGATGAATGTTGACTTAGAATCAGGTACATTTGTTCTAACTGGTCAGGATACATCTCAAAACATCACTGAAGTTATAGAAGCTGGTGTGTTCACGTATAGTGGTCAAGCTGTAGGTTTGACCAAAGACATGAGAGAAGATGTGGATGCAGGGTCATTCACTCTTACAGGCCAAGATGTTACCTTTACTATTGCTGTGAGTCTCCTTGTGGACAGCGGATCGTTTGCCCTCACGGGTCAAGATGCGGGTCTAATAGCTGACAAGAAGATCAGTCTTGATGCGGGTTCATTTGTTCTTACGGGTCAGGATATATCGTTTAAACAGGGTGTGTTCTCTGGCAGCTTCCAGCTTGATATCGGCCTTGGAGGTGTAACAGTTTATGGTCAAATAATCCCAGATCAAAACCCAAATTATGCGGAAATAACAAATGCTGATGATCCTGGTTGGCAACTTGTTGCCTAAAACGCAAATTGCACGTATACTTTGTGCAACTCAAATTAGTTCAATAGAACTTTAGAGAAGGTTTAATATGGCTTCTTATACAAATATCAATGGCGTTAAACTTATATCTACTGGTGACGAAGCTGGTACTTGGGGAACAAGTACAAATACAAACCTTCAAATCTTAGATGCCGCCGCCAAAGGGTTTATAAAAATTACCATGACAGATGCAGACTACACTCTGCCTCTGGACAACAACCCCTCGTCTGTAGAGAATGGTCATTACGCAGGTATTGAGTTTTTTGGTTCAAACTCTGCTGAACGGACCATTACACTCGAACAGAATGATCACGCACTTGTTTACATGTTCTTGAACAACTCAGGAGATGTTTTGAGAATTAAGCAGGGCGATGGTACAGGTGGTGGCGCTGCTAACGCGGGAACTATTACGATTGCAGATGGTGACAGCGCAATTGTTTTTGCCGATGGCGCAGGCACAAACGCCAAAGTGGTAGATATTACCGCAGTGATGCAGGTTGAGGCAGCTACTAAGCTAACAACTTCAAGAGACTTTTCTATTACTGGTGATATTACAGCGGCGGCTGTCTCGTTTGATGGCACAGGTAATGTTGCTCTTAGTTCTTCGATCACGGCTGGCTCTATTGTTGATGCAGACATCAACGCAAGCGCAGCAATTGCCGACACAAAGCTGGCTACAATCTCTACTGCAAGTAAGGTTTCAAACTCAGCTACAACTGCAACAGACGCGAATACCGCAAGCGCAATCGTAGCTCGTGACGCTAGTGGTGATTTTAGCGCAGGGACAATAACTGCAAGTCTGACTGGCAATGTAACGGGTAATGTCACAGGAGACTTAACTGGGGATGTGACTGGTGATGTCACTGGTAATGTTACTGGATCGTCTGGCTCAACAACAGGAAACGCTGCTACTGCAACAGCCTTACAGACTGCAAGAAATATCGCAGGTCAATCGTTTGATGGCACAGCTAACATAAGCATAGGCCCAACTGACCTGACTGGAGTCACTGCGACTGCGAGTGAAATTAATATCTTAGATGGTGTCACTGCAACCACGACAGAGATCAACTACGTTGATGGCGTAACCTCAAGCATTCAGACTCAGCTTAATGCAAAAGCTGCATTGTCTGGAGCAAACTTTACTGGTGCTGTAGATGTTGACGCGGCTATGACGGCAAACAGCTTTGCCATTGATAATGGATCGAACGATTGGACATTTGAAGTTTCATCTAACAAGTTGATTATTAAGTATGCTGGCACTGCCAAGATGGAACTTGATACATCAGGAAACTTAAAGGTCACTGGTGATGTGACTGCATTTGGGACAATTAGCTAATGGCTCTACCAGCTTCAGGCGTACTTTCTTTAGATGACATCCAAACAGAGTTTGGTGGAACTAATCCTATTGGTATGTCTGAATATTATCGTGGTGGTTCTTTTGTGACTGATAACAACACAAGTGTGCCTACTTCAGGTGAGATATCTGTTAGCGATTTCTACAGCACTGTAAAAGCTAAAACTGTAATATATGAAGTTATTGGCGGCGGCGGCGGCGGTGCTGGTGGGGGCATTAGTGCAGGTGACGGTTCTGCTGGCACTTCTAGTTCACTTAGTGGCTCTGGATTTACAACGATAACATCCACAGGTGGGTCTGGTGGTACAGCTAATCGCGGCTTTCCATTCCCAGACGGATCAAGTCCTGGTGATGATTCCTTCTATGGCGCTGGTGGTGCTGGTGGTACAAACTCAAGTGGCGCACAAAATGTCACTGATGGTCAGGCTCCTGCCGCAACGCATTATGGTGCTGGCGGTGGGTCTGGTGGTACACAATTCCAAACAGGTACATCAGGGTACGGTGGTGGTGAGTCAACGCGCCAGAATGGTACTTTGTATCTTGTATCAGGTACTGTCATTACTGTTACTATTGGTGGTGCTGGCTCTGGTGGAACACCTGGAACTGACAATGATTTTAATCCGCTGTCATCTGGTGGTGCAGGTGCAGGTGGATATGCTAAATTTACAGTTGATGGTGTAGATCAGGAATTTACATCTTCAGGAACATATACGGTCCCAGCGTGAGGTAAGTAATGGCTTTCACAGAGTTAAGATTCAAAGCTGGAATAAACAAAGAGATCACGCCGTATTCTGAAGAAAATGGCTGGGTTGATTGCGACAAGGTTCGATTCCGTTTTGGTTATCCAGAGAAGCTAAATGGTTGGGAAAAGAATACAACAAACTCTTTCTTGGGGAAGGCACGTGGTCTTCATGAGTGGGTGGCATTAAGTGGCGAAGGCTTTCTAGGTCTTGGAACTCAGTTAAAGTACTACATAAAAGAAGGCGCGGGTTTCAATGATATCACGCCGATTAGATTAACCACAGGTGCAGGTGATGTAACTTTTTCTGCTACAAATGGTTCATCTACGATCACAGTGACAGATGTAAACCACGGTTCTGTTGTTAATGATTTCGTCACCTTTAGCGGTGCTGTTTCTTTGGGCGGCAATATTACCGCCGCAATATTGAACCAAGAATATCAGATAACAAATGTCGTAGATGGTAACACTTATGAGATAAGTGCGCGAACAGTAAGCACTATATCTAGTATTACAGACGCAGGTGAGATTAACGATACACCTGTAAATGCAAACTCTAGCGATACTGGTAACGGTGGGTCCAGTGTGGTTGGTACATACCAACAAGGTACAGGTCTTAACTCTGCAGTTGCGGGTACAGGTTGGGGTGCTGGTCTATTCGGTGGTACAAACAACAGTGCCTTCCAGACGACAATAGCTGAAGACCTAACAGACTCAGAAACTGATGTAGACGTTGCATCTGGTCAGGGTTCTAACTTTGCTACCGATGACACTATCCTTGTTGGAACAGAGATCATGACAGTTAGTTCTGTCTCTACTGATACATTAACGGTCACTCGTGGAACAAAAGGGACCACTGCTACAACTCACACAAACGGTGATAATGTATTCTTGCTGACTGGCAATGCTGACTCTGCGAACAATTACAATGGTTGGGGTGAGGGCGTAGCAACTGGTACACAGACCTCCACTACAAACCTGCGCATTTGGTCGCATGATAATTTTGGTGAAGACCTCATTTTCAACGAAAGAAATGGTCAAGTATTCTATTGGGACAAAACAAACGGCGTAGAGACGCGTGGTGTAGAGCTATCCACTCTCTCAGGGACACCTCGCTCTGTGCCGCAAAAGGCAGCTCAAGTTCTGCTCTCAGATAGAGATAGGCACGTTATTGCGTTTGGGGCAGACGGCCTTGGCGGTCCATCTGATACTCAAGGTAATGGCACACAAGACCCCATGCTCATTAGGTTCTCAAGCCAAGAAAACCCTATTGATTGGTATCCTACAGACACAAATACAGCAGGTGACCTTCGCATCGATACTGGGTCAAAAATCATGCAAGCGGTTGAGACACGACAGCAAATCGCCGTGTTTACCGACACTGCTGTTTATGCCATGCAGTTTATCGGCCCACCGTTTACATTTGGCATTAACTTAGTTTCATCGAACATCACAATCGCAAGCCCTCGTGCGGCTGTTGGTGTTAACGATATTGTGTATTGGATGGGCAACGCAGAATTCTATACCTACTCTGGTGCAGTTCAAAGAATACCATGTACCGTACGTGATTACGTCTTTAATGACTTTAACAGTAGTCAGAGTGAAAAGGTTGTAGCAGGTTCCAATATTTCTTTTGCTGAAGTCTGGTGGTTCTATCCATCTGCCGACTCAGAAGAGAACGATAGATACGTTGTATATAACTATCAAGAAGGTATCTGGTACATTGGAACTCTTGATCGAACCTCATGGCTAGATCGTGGCATTGGTCAATTACCAATTGCAACAAGTAACGATAGTTATTTATTCAATCACGAGACTGGCGCAAAGGCTGATGGTCAGCCTATGACCTCTTATATCGAGTCTGGTGATATGGGCGTGTCTGACGGCAACAACTTTAGCTTTATAAGTCGCGTTATACCAGACTTAAACTTTAGAGAAACAAACGTAGATGATACCACTGTTGATTTTATCTTCAGTGCCAAGAACGCTCCAGGTCAGGTTGCTCAGTCTACTAATACTGATGTTGTGACAAAGACATCTAACATACCAGTGGATCAGTATACCAACCAGTATCAGACAAGACTTCGAGGACGCAGCTTTACATTCAAGGTGCAGTCTACAGACAAGGACGTTTTGTGGAGACTTGGTATTCCTCGTATTGATATCAGACAGGATGGTAGGAGATGAGTTCAAGAAACCCAGTACCATTCTTTCCTGTTGCCCCTCCTAACTACACACAGCAGTACATGGCAGAGGTCACACGAGCGTTCTCTGTATTTGCCGCACAGGTAAACAACCCTGCGATTGCAAAACCTATTCTAATAAATGTACCAACTTCTTCTCAGTCAGGTGACGAAGTAGGCACAGTGTACGAAAGTAACACAATACTTAGGCTGAAATCTGCGACTTCTGCAGACAACACAGTTGGAATGCCTCTACCTAGCTATACAGTAGCAACGCTTCCAGCAGTTGAGACAGGCACACTAATATACGTTTCCAATGGTGCTGCAGGTAGTCCTGTTGTTGCTTTTGGAGATGGAACTAATTGGCTGCGAGTTGACACTAGAGCCGCAGTATCAGCGACATAGGAGATATCAATGGCAAGCACAATTATAGACGACTTCAAAGTATTTCCCAGACTTATGATGTTTGTGGTAACATTGTTAACATATCAAACCGTGCATTGGTTTATGACACTCGAAGAGCCAAGTGTTGCTCAGAGTGGTCTAGTATCAATTTGCATGGGCGCACTCACTGGCTGCTTCGGCATCTGGATGAATAAAGAAGCAAAGACGGATCGCGGAGTTAAGTGATGGCTGAGGAAAAAAAGGGCGGCATATTTAATAGCGGCTACAAAGACCTGAAAGATATGTTTGACGGCGGTGGCCCAGGTCGCAGCGGTGCTAGATTTTCTATCGGAGACACAGGGGCATACGATAGAGATAAAGATAACTATATATCTGAGGCAGAGTACGCTAGGGCCGAAAGAAATAATCCCAACTACAGGGACACACAAGGTGGCATAGCCGCTCTTTCTAATTTTATGGGAGCAAGACCTCGCGGCTCTTACGGTGCGGAAAGAGGGCTTGGTCCAAGGGGAACTAACATTGGTACATCGGGTATTGCAAACTACGTTGCAGGTGGCGGCATGTTTGGCCCCCTATTGGGTGGTGGCCCTACTAGATTTCAACAAGCATACCCAGGAATGGATCAGGGTATGATGTTCACAATGCAAAACTTGATAAACTCTGGAATGACACCAGAGCAGGCTAGAGAATATATAGGGGCTTCAAACACAGGTGGTTACATCCCAAGACCCGTGCTTCCACCACCAACGCCACCTCAAAATGTCGTTGGCTACAACATGGGCGGCTTGATGGCACTACGTGACTACAACATGGGCATGCAGATGGGCATGGGGCAGTCGGTATGATACAAGCACTTATTGGTCCACTAACTGAATTAGCTGGTGGCTGGCTCAAGGGCAAAGCAGATGCACAAGCTGCTGCTGCTAATCTCAAGCTAGTCGAGGCGGAAGCCAAAGCAACGATCATGAAGTCTGCGGCTACATCGGAAGCGGATTGGGAAAAGATCATGGCCCAAGGGTCGCAAACGAGTTGGAAAGACGAATGGCTGACAATTTTATTTTCGATTCCCCTGATCCTATCATTTTGCGGAGAGTGGGGGCGTAAGACCGTAGAGGACGGTTTTGCGGCATTGCAGGGTATGCCTGAGTGGTATCAATACACGGTTGGCGTGATCGTGGCTGCGAGCTTCGGCATTCGGTCTGCAACTAAATTCTTTGGAGGAAAGAAATGAGTAACTTTAAATTAAGCCGACGCAGCTTAGACCGTCTTGAGGGTATCGACGAGGGGCTGCAAGAAGTTGTGAAGATGGCTATTACGCTCACTAGGACCGATTTCGGAGTGGTGCAAGGAATGAGAACCGTCGAACAACAGAAGGAGTTGGTCGCTAAAGGTGCCAGTAAAACGATGAAGTCGAAGCACCTTGAGGGTAAGGCTTTTGACATTATGGCGTTTGTAAATGGCAGAGCGAGTTGGGAGTTGAATTTGTACGATGACCTAGCCGATGCGATCAAAGAAGCTGCTACCGTGCTTGGCGTACCGATTTGTTGGGGCGCAGCGTGGGGTACACCTGATATGCCGTATCCTATGGACATCCGTAAGTGGGAAGGCACGATGGAAGAAGCTATGAATGCCTACATTGACCTACGTCGATCTCAAGGTCGCAGACCATTTATTGATGGTCCACACTTTGAATTGATAGGCTGATCGTTTGATGATACAGTGAGAGAAATACTGAGGTAAATATGCTCCCGTTTCTATTTAGTTTAGGATTACCCGCTCTTGCACCAACTCTTGGCATTACAGGTATGTCAGGTGCGGCTCTCGCTGGTCTTGGCGCAGGGCTTGGTTCGTTTATGGAAACAGGTGATGTTGGTAAAGGCATCAAAACAGGTTTGCTTTCGTTCCTTGGCGGTAAAGTTCTTGGCGGTATGGGTGGCGGTGTAGCAGGATTACAAAACTCTGCAGCACAAAACGCCGTGCTATCAGGTCAGGCGCAAGCAGCTATGGCACAACCGCAGTTTTTAGAGGCGGTTACAAATGCTGGGGTTACAGCCCCAATGTCGGGTATGATCGGAAACGAAGCAGCATCTGCAATTCTACAGCCTGGGGTCATGACCGCTGCCACTATAGGTTCTGCAGCAGGTGCAATGGATCAAGGCGATGGTCGTGAGGATGAAGACGATGATAAATTCATCCCACCTATGCCGAACCCGCCGAAACGCACAGCTACTTTTGGTGACCCATTAGCAAGTAGTAAGGAAATAGACTACTTCGACTACTCGTTTGCTCCACAACCTGACTTAGAAGACCCGTACATTGACTACGGTACAGCACAACAAAACTACCGTAATCGTGGTCAGGTTCAGCGTAGACGTGGTGGCGGATTGATGAGTCTTGGCGGACCATTTCAAGCGGCTACGCACCCTATGTTCTCTGGACTACAGAGCAGCATGACTCAGGCTTTGCAGCAAGATGCACGACAAAAGGTTGGCCCCTTCATACAGAAGGTAGAACAGGATGCTCGTGCTGAGTTCGGAGATGCTATCTTCCAGCCTCAAGCTGGATATTTAGGTTTACAACAGCAGCCATTTTTTGAGTTAGCAAAGCCTGCGATTGACTTCGCTCGCATTCCTGAAATGGACCTAAGCCGACCCAAGCGTCTTCCACAAGAAGAGTATACTCTTCTTGCAGAGCTTCAAGCAGCGAACGCTGTAAATGGGGGACCGCAGCCTGTTGAGATTGGGCCAATAACGTCTCGTGGTGGTAAAGGTCACGGCTTGAGACCAGGCAGCATGTTCCAGAGTGCGCTAGGCTTTGCTGAGGGCGGCGAAGTCGAATCCATGAATGAGAAAGACATCATCTTAGAGTCTATCATGGCTATCAAAGGCATGAAGGGTGAAGCAGAAGCGCAGATGGTTTTAGGCGCGTTTCTAAAAGAATACGGCGAAGAAGCGTTACGTGATTTAGTAGAATCCGTGCAGTCTGGTGAGTATGATGACACCGTTGCACGTTTTGCAGAGGGTGAAAAAGGTATGGTTCGTGGGCCTAGCGATGGGTCTGGTGGAGATGATAAAGTACCTGCTACACTAGATAATCAGCAAGATGTTTTGCTGACTGAAGGCGAATTTGTTATTCGCAAACCGACCACTGATGCACTTACAAAAGCGTATGGTGGTGGCTTTTTAGATAAGATCAACGAAGCCGAAGAAGATGCACCAAAAGTGCTGGAGAAAATGGTGGGATAAGTGAGAATAAGTGCTGTTCCGAAAGAGACAGTCAAGTATGTATGGAAGGACGTTGAAAGGGTACTAGAGAAAAGTGTTGATACAGCCGAAGGTAAAGTAAGGCTGATCGATGTTCTAAAGGGAGTATTAGACGACACTTACGTTCTCTGGGTAGTATTTGAAGGCGAGGAGATTATCGCTGCAATAACTACGAGAATAATCGAATACCCACAACGAAGAGGCATGGCACTTGACTGGGTTGGTGGAAGTAGGATGAAAGAGTGGCAGAATATGGCAATAAATAAAATTTCAGAGTTTGCGGCTTTGAATAATTGCCAACACCTAGAAGGCTACGGACGTAAGGCTTGGGGCCGCACACTAAAGAAAAATGGGTTTTACCCAGAATACATTGCGTATCGCATGGAGATAGAAGATGGGCAAAGGTAGACAGCCACAGCAGGTAGTACAGAATACAGGACTACCAGACTATGTTGATCCGTACTACAAGCGGCTCTTAAAAGGTGCCGAAGAAGCCACTATGCCTTTTGACCCCGAAACTGGGGAGTCTACTTATACACCTTACGGTCAAGAACGCCTAACCAGCGGTGCCGACTACGCTGACATTACAGCATCACGAGATATGCTGCGCCGAACTGCAGGGTCAGGTATCCCAGGAATGACAGAGGCTGTAGGCACACAGATGGAAGGTATCGCGGGTATCCGTGGACTAGCCCAAAGGCCAACGGACTTTACTGCTTCTCGTTTCTCTGCAGCAAATGTATCTCCATATGCAGGGTTCCAAGCGGGTTCAGCCGATCCATATGCAGGGTTTCAAGCGGGTCAGGCTGATCCATTTAGTGATTTCCAGCAAGCTCAATTCCAAAAAGCTCAAGGTCAAGAGTTTCAATTTGACCCCGCTCGCCAGTTCACGGGTCAGGCTGTATCTGATTACATGGACCCATATATGCAGAATGTGGTCGATCTGCAGAAACGCGAAGCGATTAAAGACTTTGATCGTCAGCAAGCAGGTAGAGATGCGGCTGCAGTTCAAGCGGGTGCATTTGGAGGTTCTCGTCAAGCCGTAGCTCAGAGCATGGCAGATCAAAATCTACAGCAAAGACTTGGTGATATTCAGCAGGTAGGTAGTCAAGCAGCATTTGACCGTGCAATGCAGATGTTTGAGTCTGATCGTGCGGCACAAATGGATGTCGATGCTCGTCGTGCGCAGGAAGCAGCGCGAGTTCAGGGTATTGATGTTGGTGAGACAGGCCGTACTCAGACAGGTGCAGCCGCAGAGATGGCTCGTACACAGGCTGCAAGAGCCGCAGAGATGGCAAGAACGCAGGGCATTAGTATTGACGAGGCTCGCAGGATTCAGGAGTCTGAGGCCGCTGAACTTGCTCGTACACAAGGTATTGGTCTTGATGAAGCTGCTCGCATCCAAGCGGCTCAGGCTGCGGAACTTGCCAGAACTCAGGGTATCGATGTCTCAGAGCAAGCTCGTGTTCAGGCGGCAGATGCAGCAGAACAAGCTAGGATACAAGCGGCGTTGGAAGCGCAGCGTTATGGAACTGCAGGTCTATATGGAGACTTGATGGGCGCAGGTCGTGGCCTGCTTGGACTTGGTGAACTAGCTCGTGCTACAGATATCCAAGACGCACAGCTACTTGAAACTCTTGGTGGAAGCATACGCGCCGAAGATCAGGCTAAACTTGACCTTGCGTATCAGGACTTCTTGAGACAACAAGACTACCCCATGAGTCAATACGAACGCTTTGCGGGTATACTTACAGGTACTCCTACAGGAAATCTGGATGTATCCAGAACTACTTATGGGGCATTTAACCCAATTCAGGCTGCGTTGGGGACGGGCCTATCAGCACTTGGACTATATAGAGGTCTAGGCGGCGGCTACGGTGGCGGTTACGGCGGAGGAATGCAATGAACATCTTAGAGCAATCTGAAACGCTTAAAGATATCCCTGAACAAGTTCTGATGAAAGAAATGCAGATGCCTAGTGGGTCGTTCCCGCAGTATCTTGTGTTGACTGAAATCAAACGCCGTAAACGTATCCGCGACGACTTTCAAAGACGACAAGCACAGGACGTACCTACCGTAGCTGAAGAAGCAGTTACAGCGGCAGGTATACCCCAAGAAGGCATCATGCAGATGTCTAAAGCGATGGCCCCTAAAACAAATATGGGCCAGAACACAGGCATGGCAGATATGATGCCGAAACAGCCTGTCATGGGGATGAACCAAGGTGGCTTTATGCAAAATCTTATGGATCGTAGAGGGCTTGTAGGCGATACACGTCTTGGTGATAAATTCCCATTTAATGCTATGGGGTTCGGTTCAGGCGAACGCTTTGAAGATATTGAAAGTGCATTTGAGCCTGTAGAGCCGTTTCCTATTAACGACCCTAACCCACGCGCCCGTGGTTTGTGGATGTCAAAGTACAAAGATACTCACAATCTGGACGGTACGCCTAAATTCACAGACCCTAATCTTGCTGACTCTAAAGGCATTGCAAGTTTACGTGCACCAGAATCAGACAATCAAGCTCCAGACATTGCAACGCAGACGCAAGCCGCGCTTTATGCTGCGCAAGGGGCTGACCGAGATGTACCACGTAGTCAACCACCACAGCCTGATATTGGCATGGATGATATTGCACCAGATATATCAAAATCTAACATCGATGCCCTTATGGAGTTAGGTAGTATAGGTTCTGGTAATGAACAGGCTATCAGAGATACATTGCCTGGAGTTATACGTGGCGACGAGTTGTTACGTAGTCGTGGATCAGCCGCACTAAACGCAGTAAATGACCCAACTATTTCCGATATAGTTCCTCAGCTAGGCGCGGTTACAGACGATGCTCCATTTACTGGGATTTCCGCTTCTAATCTTGAAGCACTTATGGGAACAGCAAGTATCGGGTCTGGAAACGAACCTGCAATTCGGGACACCCTTCCTGAAGTTATTCGTAACAACGAACTACTTCGTAGTCGTGGCACGGCATCTGTTGGAGCGGCTAGTGATCCTGGCATTGCTGGTTTGGATGACGCCAATCAACTAACAGACCCAACGCTTCGTTCTATGGACGCACTTATTGACAGGACAGAGCGGTACGCTGGTCCAGAGAATGCTCTTGAGATAGATCGCGGTACGCCTAGTGAACCCGCTACCAGAGCGGTAGGTACGGTTGGGTTTGGGTTTAACGATCTTACTGAAAGTGATTTGCTGCGTAGGCAGGCTGGTATTGATCGGCGAGCCGCCGAAGAAGACGCTCAACGTGAAATCGTATCACAACTAATGAGAGAAAACCAAGCCGCGTATGAGGAGGCGTCTAGCCCACAATCAATCGGCGATCAGATGATTGCTAGAGGTTTTACTGGTGGAGATATTGACCCTACTCGTTTCCCAACAGCGGAAGAACGAGAAATAGCGCAAAGCATTGGGGCCATCAATGATTTCGGTGAATATTTAGCTCGCCCCAAAACAGGTGAAGGGTATGTCAGTGGGATGACAATCGAAGAAAAGATTGCCGACCCTATAGAGGCTACACGCCGTCTATTTGGTTTGGGTAGGGGAGCTATCTCTGGAATGACACTCGACGAAAAGATTGCCAACCCTAGAGAGGCTACACGCCGTCTACTTGGTTTTGGCGCAATTGATACTACGCCTGAGACTAAAACTGCTGCTTCCAATATACCAGAACTTTCCTTTGGTGCAGGGACTGCAGGAGCAGGAAACCTACCACTTAGCTTAGGTGCAGAAGCGGCGGCGACAGCGGCTAGAGCGCAAAACATCCCAGTAAATATCGGTGGTACAACGATCAAACCGTCTACGACGATTAAAAAGTCTACGACCACTGCAGGTGCAGCAGGTACAGGGTCGCTTGAGTCTCGTATTGCTAAAGCTATCGCGGACCGTGAAAAACGCGCCGAATCTGATAAGTGGTTAGCACTTGCACAGACAGGTCTAATGATGGCTTCTGGCGATCCAGCAGACTTGTCAAAAGCAGGGCAGGCAGGGTTGAAAGCACTAACAACTGCACGTGCGCAGAAAGACAAGTTCGACGCAGATATGTTAGGTCTACAGCAGCGGATCGACGCTTATAAAGCGCGTATTGCAGCGGCAGCGTCTGGAAAGAAAGTGGATACAATGTCCGCAGCGGACGTAAACGTGTTCCAAGATAGATACAAACTAGCCGTAGAGGCAGCGCGAGAGAACCCATCCTCCGAAAACATAGACGCTGTAAAAGCTGCAAAAACATTAGCAGATAAGGCACTGGCTCTATTCTCTGCACAACAAGGCTTCTCTATGCCTGCTACTGCGTCATCTGGACGAACAGCAAGTAACGTATCTGACTAAGAGGTTGATATGGGCATTTACCAATACGACGATCCAATTACGGGTAAAGGTTACGACTTTACCATCAAAGGTGATGCCCCTAGCGACACAGAATTTGCGAGAATATCCCAACTAATAAAAGGGGATCGCGCAGCTTACGAACAGCAGTTCCAACAGTTTACAGGTCAAGAGCTAGAAGTTGACCAAGAAAGCGCGGTGCGCCGTGGATTACGCCGTGGTTATCAGCAGATTAAACAAGCGGTTGGTGAGACTGTCGGGACTATCGGCGAAGAATCAGGGCTTGGATTTCTAGCTAACTACGGTCAAGACACTGAAGAAAAAGCTGGGCAGCGGCTTGGCGAACTCATGATCGAACAGCCAGATCGGATGCAATCTACTGATGTAGAAGATGTCGGTTCCACGTTAACATATTTAGGTGAACTTGCTGGCGAGCAGCTTCCACAACTTGGCCTTGGCCTTGGTGCCGCCGCAATCGGTTCAGTTCTCGCCCCTGCTTCTCCGTTTATCGCAGGTGCAGCCACAGCAGCAGGTGCTAGTGCGCCTATCTTGTTTGGTAATAACGTACAACGCCAAGAAGATGAGGTTGCCGCAGGTAAGAAACAAGAGGTCGATCTAAACGCCGCTCTCGTAGCTACCTTTGGACAAGCTACGTTAGAAGGTATCTCTGACAGGATTTTGTTGGGGCTTCCAAAAGGGCTACGAACAACAGGTAAAAAGTTGTTCACACGTGTTGGATCACGTGCGGCGGGCGGTGGAACCACTGAGTCCCTGACTGAAGTCGGACAACAGATGATGGAACGGGCACAGGCAGGTCTGCCCATCGATAATGACGAAGCCATCGCAGAATACCGTGAAGCCGCTATTGCAGGTTTCCTAATCGGTGGCGGTGCACGTGTCACTCTAGGTGCCTTCGAAAGCGGACCCGATGATGTAACTCCGCCGAAACAAGACGCGGATGATGATGTAACTCCGCCGAAACAAGACGCGGATGATGAAGTAACGATAGAAGAGCAGGTAAATAGAGCCTTAGCTTCAGACTCACGCTTAACAGACCCAGAAATAAACGAAGATTTTATACGAGAAGAACTAGATCAAGAGTATTCTCCTGAAGTCCTTGAAGGGATTATAGCGGCAAAAAGATTGGCTACACCTTCTCCTGCACAACAACGAGAAGCTGACAACGCCGCAGACCCGACACCGCTTGCAGGTAAAGCAGAGCGCACCGAGGAAGAACGTGCATTAGAAACGGCTGAAACTGTAGATACGACTACAAACCAACAAGCTGCTATCGCAAAAGAATCTGAAAACAAGTTAAAGTCTGCCGCTAAAAAGACGCAGGATGTCATCAACAAATCAAAACCCGCAGGTGTTCAGGTTGAAGCTGAAGACAGAGCCGCTGCATTAGAAAGCGAGCAGACTGGCAAGCAGATCGAAGTAGATCAGACACCTAAGACTACAGAAACTGTAGAAACTGCAACATCAGAAGTAACTGAGGATAAGTTTACACCTGAGTATGTAAAGAATGTACTTGGCATACAGCGTCCGAGAGCGCCGCTACTGCTTGCCGCAACAAAAGGTGATTTAAGTGGTAAATCTCTTGATGATCCAGCCGTAGTAAACCGTCTTGCTAATTATGTAAGTAATCGTGGAGCTGAATCAAACGCTGTGCTAACCTCAATGAAAGAACGAGGTTATGAGCATGACGGAAAGCAATTCGTTAGACCTGAGTCCGAAGGAGTTGGAACAAGCGTTCCAGATAGTCAACCAAGCGTGGTTGGAAGCCGAGGGCGAGACAGTGGAGTTATCGATACCGCCGAACCTGCAGCACCTGACGCAGGACCAGTGGGAACAGATATGCTGGATACTGACGGAGTTGACGCTCCAACAGGAGTACAGCGAGATACACTGACAGATGAAGAAAAAGCATTTGTTGAGCTGCATGAAAAATTCCCACTACCAGAAAATCAAGCGCGTTACGACGAGCTTGTGCAGAAGCGCGGCGATACAACCCCCGAAGCTGCACCAGAGGTTCCGCAAGAACAAGTTCAAGAGTTACAACAAGCCGTAGAACAAGCAACGGCTACACCAGTCGCGCCTCAACCCGCCACACAAGCACCTGCTACACCTGCTATGCAACAAGCGGCGATCCCAGGACAAACAACGGGTGCCGCAGCACAACAAATCCCTGCGCCTGTACCACCTGCACCGCGTCCCGAAGTAGAGCCTGTAGCCGTAGAGCAGCCACAACGACGTGGCAACGAATCCGAACTTAGTGCGCTATACCAAGAAAGACTAAATCAAAGTTTTGAGCAGACGCCTCCTGATACTAAAGAGGGTAGAGCTACAGCAGTTGCACGGCAGTATTACCAAGAGCAGCAGCTTGAAAGCACTCAAAATGATCCCACATCAGCGAATGATAAACTAAGCATTCTGCGGCTACCTTCTATCCAAAAGAATAAGCGCACTCACGAAGAAAAAGCTGCGATAATTTTCTTTGATCGGTTCCGTAGACCAGTAGATGCACTACAAGAAATCGGTGCCTTCGAGATTATTGGGCCGACCCAGTACACAGAAAAGAACTACAACGCGGACGAATACGCTTTTTACGCGGGTATGACCCAAAAGAACGCACTAGCTGCACGTAAATGGGTCGATGCTAACCTGTCAAAGAATGCCAAAGACATTGTAGCAGCAGCGCGTAGACAAGCACGTAAAGATACCGCCAAGTTTAATCCTTCCGATGCTGAGATCGAAGCAGGGCGTAAGGCTAAAGAAGAAAACACTAACTTCCAAACTGAAGTCCATAGGCAGTTGGTTAAGCAGATAGTCGCGCGTAACAAAGAAGAAAAACTAGCGGTGTATATACCTAAACAAATCGCCGCACTACCTGAAAAGGTTAACAGAGACCTTACCCTTGATCTTGAAAAACTCACAGAAGAACAAATAGACGTTGCGTTCGATAAGTATTTACGTGATCCAGAAGCACTCAACTATTCGCAAGCCGAACTTGATGCACTGCCAGATCAAGAACTTGCCGATCATTACGATGCGTTTTTGTTTTCGATTGAACAAAAAATGTTCTTGGATGCGGACGCAGTTCACGGGCTAGACCTTGCCTTAACACCAAGTGTTCGTACTGCGCTTATGAACGGTAATCTGCAATCTGCTATTGATGGTATCGTCGTTACGAACCCCATCAAAAATATAAGCAAGCTCGCGGCTAAACTAGGCGGTGTTGTCGGTAACACTCAAGTACGTGTAGTAGACAACTTAGAACAAATCACGGGGCGCAATTCTGCTGGCTTGTTTGATCCCGAAACAAACACCATTCTAATCGATGCTAACAACGGCATGAACGTGCATACTATCATGCACGAGATGACCCACGCGGCGACATCTGCGGCCTTGGCAAACCCATCTCTGCCAGAGGTAAAACAGCTTCAATCGTTGTTTAACGCGGTACGCGAACAATTCGGTGAAGTATACGGCACAGCAAACTTGGACGAGTTTGTTGCAGAAGCCTTCAGTAACCCTGAGTTCCAAAGTGCGCTTGCTCTTACCAAAGTAGATGGCGGTAAGATGACGGGCATAGAGAAGTTTTACAATGCCGTAAAACGTATCGTACGCAAAGTGCTAGGTCTGTCACCTTCACCAAGTGCGCTATCAGAAGTAGATCGGTTAGTCGAAGGACTGTTGGCCCCCGCCCCTGCTACACGTGCGGCACCTAGACTTCTTCTTGCAGCCGATAACAAAAAAGCGTCTGCAGGGTTACTTCAAAGCATAGCCAATGTTGTACCTGAAGCGACAAGAGAATCAGCCGCCGACCTTAGCAGTGTTGTGTTAAATGAAAGCCTTGGTAAAACAGCCAAAAGCTGGACGCTAAACACACTACCTGTGAACATCTTGACAGACATAGCGTCAAAGAAAATACCATTCGCCAAAGAGCTAAACATGCTGATCAACAAGCAGAGTGGTGCATTACGTCAGAAGTCTGAAGTTTTGGACTCTATGCTGAACAACCTGCATAAATGGCAGCGTAAGCACAAAGACCAAGCAAAGGTACTGAACAACATTATCCCACGCTCTACGTTCTTGAAGGTAGACCCATCACGTACTGACCCAGAGTACATGAAAAAGATACGTGACGATAAACAGCGTTCAGCCGAGTACGATCAGCTACAGGCAGAGTACAATAAGTTAAACAAAGAAGGTCAAGCATTCTATCGTCAGATGCGTAATTACTTCCAAGATACGTACGACGATATCATCAGCGCATTGGATGCACGTTTAGATGCTACAATTCCTGACGCAGAAGTTAAGAAAAACGCTTTTGAGAAGCTACGTCAGTTACTACAAAAAGACACGGGCGTTATTCGTCCTTACTTCCCATTGATGCGTAAGGGTACTTACCGTTTATCCTATGTTGCGCTTGACCCCTTAAACCCAGAAAATCCAGTTGGCGAGCGTTTTGTAGAGTATTACCCAAACCTGCGTAAAGCGGAGCAAGCTAGAGCCAAAGTGCTTAGTCTAGGTGGAGACATCGACCCTGATATCGAACTTAGCGATGCAAGCAGTCCGATGAACTTTAGTAAAGTACCTAACACTGGGTTCATACGCGATATCCTTAACACAGTACAATTCAACGAAAAACTGTTTGAGACGAACGAGGGTTATCGTAAATTGATGCAGGAGATCGTCGATCTATCATTAGACGCTATGCCAGAACGTTCATTTATGCAGAACTTCAGACGGCGTAAAGGTGTACGAGGCTTTATCGGCGACACCACACCGACAGGTATGGGTAATATGGACTTCGATGCCTACACTATGTTGAAAGAAAAAGGCCGTGACCTTAACCGTCAGCTTGTACAGTTAAAGTCTGCAGCAGAGATTGAGAAATTCCGTGCGAAGTTAAAACCTTATATGTCTGATCCAAGCACTGCTATGGAAGCCAAAAAGATAGATCAAATCGCTAGTTTTGCACAAAGTCCTAATCTGAATCGTGCTTCGCAAGTGATCAACAGCCTGGGCTTCGGTATGACTATGGGTCTCAACTTTTCGTCAGCCTTTATTACGTTCTTCGATGTGGCTATGAGTGCTATGCCTGTGCTTGCGGGTAGACACAAAATAGGTCCAACTACACGTGCATTTGGTACGGCAACCAGATTGATTGCAGGAGCACCTTCTACACGCACAGTCATGGCAACAGGTCCAGACGGACAGCCTGTGGCGCAAGAAGTCAACATGGGTACAGCAGGTAAGTCGATCTCTAACTACGACTTAAATAACTTGCCTGACATGCTGAAAGCTATTCGTGGTGATATCTTGATCCGTATGGGCATAGATCAAGGCCAGTTTAACCAGTCTATGACACAGGAGAACCTAGAGGTCGGACGTGATGCACCGTTAGAAACATTCAACAAGTTTTCTAGCTTTATGTTCCACCACTCAGAACGCTTCAACCGCGAAACAACGCTCACTGCTGCTTACATGTTAGAAGTAAAGAAAATGCAGCAAGAGAAAAAAGGTCCGCTTACCGATGCAGACTATGAACAAGCGGCACAAGAAGCCATCAACCAGACAGAGTTCACTCTTGGTGCTACTGCCGCAGCGGGTCGTCCGATTGTAGCGCAAAACGCTTACGGTAACGTACTGTTCCTCTTCAAACGCTTCGCCATCTCTAAATACTATATGATGGCTAAACTAGCAAAAGAAGCCGCAGGTGGAGATAAAGCTGCACAGGCAGCGGCACGTAACTTCTTGGTTATGACAGGGCTGCTATCAGGGCTTGGTGGTATGCCGTTGATGGGCGGTATCGGTGCGATCTACAACATGTTTGCAGATGACGACGAGGATGATTTCGAAGCAGCGACACGTAAGCTGGTGGGCGAAGGTATTTACGGTGGGCTTGCAAACGAGTTGTTGGGTATAGACCTAGCCAACCGTATTTCGATGAACAGTCTTCTATATCGTGCACCGCTGATCGACAAAGATCAAAGTAACTTCTTTACCTTATTTGAACAGCTAGGTGGTCCAGTAGTTGGGGTCGCCTTGAGCATGGAGCGTGGTGTTAAAGACATTTACGAAGGTGAAGTGTATCGTGGTATTGAAGCTATGGCACCCTCAGCTCTCCGAAACGGTATGAAATCAATACGCTTTGCAATTGAAGGCGCAACAACTCGTCGTGGTGATCCGATTACAGAAGACATCAACCCCTACAATATAGCGATGCAGTTTGCGGGATTTGCACCACAGGCTTATATCCAACAGCTTGAGTTCAACAAGAACAACCGCCGTAGACAAGAAGCGATTGACAGTCGCCGAACAAAACTTCTACGCCGCCGTAACATGGCAATGCGTGAAGGTGATCGGGATGAAGTGCGTAAAGTAGATCAGGAAATCCAGAAGTTTAATGAGGGCTTGCCAGAAGGTGCAGAGAAGTCACGGATTACATCTGATACTAAGAAGCGTTCGTTTAGAACCTTTGGTAGAACCACAGAAAAGATACGTGGTGGTATGACTTACACTCCATTCATGGAGAAAAGTCTGGAAGAGTTTGACCAAGGCTTCCAACTGTAAGAAAAAAGCCCCCACAAGATGTGGGGGCTACAGTGTAATGGAGAACAACATTCAGTAAGAAGTTGTCAAATGTAGTATATCACACAGTTCTCCAAACGCGTAAACCTAGTTTTTGATTTTCTATGCAGATTTGAATCTCAAACTCCCAGTTCTTCATTTTTGCAACACTCTTTAGCTGCTTTTTACCTTTATCGGTGTTGATGCAGGGTAGAAAAAATGACGATCCTACCCCCATATTGTCCCAGTTTATCGTAATCCGAAGCCCATCAGGGTTCAGATCATCTAACTTCATTACCTTCTGATCCACCGTCAACCTCGTCAAAACCGTCAAATGTAAGCTGTAAACAATCCTGTGCAGGCATGTTGAAGTCTGTGCCTTTTGTCAGACGTTTCTTGACACGCTTCATACCTTTCTGATCTTTCAGGTCGTCCACAAGAGATGCATAGTTGATCTGTTGATCTACACACCAATTCTTGAACGGCTTGATGATCAGGAACAGGTGCTTGGTATCTGGCTCGAACCTTGCAATAAGCTGACCGCGTGGCGTTGCCGAAACAGGCACAAGCTGATCTAGGCCATTGTCGTTCTTGCCACGTAAATCCTCTGTACTTTCGATCTTCAGGATGTTGTTGTAGTTCTCAGACAAGTAGTTACCCACAGTCTCGTCCACAGATGCACCGATATCGTTGACAAAACGGTTACGCTCTATAAGTTGTTTCACTACCCACTTGTATACTTTAGATACATCGTACTCCACAAAGCCTAGTTTGGATGCGATCAGTAGCCCCGCGATAACCACAGCGTTACCGTTTGACCAGAAGCGATTCTCCGCGCCTAGTTTTGCGGCCTCGTCCAACCGTGCTTTTACACTGCGTACAGTCTTCAGTGCCTCTTCACGGTTGTTGATGATCCACTGGATATACTCTGGCCCGATGTGACCGTAGTGCAGTTTAAAGTCCTCGTGAAGTATAGCTGTCTTTGCTACATCTTCAGGATCGAAAAGCATCTTTGGTACTTTGATCTCAAACAGACGCTGCATCTCTGCCTTCGGTGTAGCCTTGTCACGGCTCAGTATCTCCCAAGCACTGGTGTTAGCAGAACTCAGAGCAAGAAGTTTCCACGGCTTACCACGTATACGCTCTTCGTTACCGTTTGCAGATAGCCTGTTCTTTTGGCGACCACCCGAAACCTGATACACATAGTCTGACATGTCCATACTGGTGACGTTTGTCATTTCGTCGGAGATCAGAGGCAAGCTGTGCATAACCTCACCACGGTTCATACGTGAGTTGTGAGTATCCGACTTTTGTAGAGACAAGTATTCAGGGTGTCCCCAGATCGACATAGCTGCAAACTGTGCTGTTGTTTTACCTACCCCAGTACCCCCAAACAAGTGTACAGCCATACTGTTCAATCCTGTCAGCGCCATGAGCGGTGAGCCGAAACCAACGCCAACCACGTACTGATGCAGTTCGAACCCATCACGATTGTAGAAGTTCAGGCATTCTAGGTTTCTTTTCTTCGAACCCTTCGGCTCAAAGTTATCCATGAAACTTGCAGTCTTAGACGAGGGTGGGTTGTAAGTAATCTTGTCGCCTTCGATCAGCTTCTCCCCCAAAACAAATGCTTCTAGGTCGTCGTCCACCCAACCAAACTGGCGGTGTGCCTCAGAAGCTGTTGAGGTCTGTTGTAATTCGTCTACCCATCTAGTTGTGTATGTCATCAGTTTATCCAGATTTTTACCCCATGTGGTCACGCCTTCACGTGCCATGCTCTTACGAAACTCCTCTCTGGAAGTCACATGCGTTAAAGGCACGGTGAACTGGCGGACACCATCTCTAGGCAAGTGTAGCCTAAACACTAACGTTTCGCCAAGTTCTTCGTCATGCAGACGACGAGTGACGTACAAGTCGTTGTGGTACAGGCATTCTTCTATGGGGTCTCCATCTTCATCACTGGTGCGTAGAAACACACCCCCTGCCACACCACGAAAGTATGGCTTTGGGTATACAGGAACCTCAAATTCTTTGACTTCTTTTCTGCCTTGTGTAGGTGCAGTGATAGTGACTTCGCCTTTGGCTTCCCGAATACGTTTACCCAACACAATCGGCGATTTGATCTCACCCCACAGTGGGCAGTCCTTACATACGCCCTCGTTCAGTTCATCGAAACGTGCACAAGTGTACGGACCTTTGATCTCGTCCAACTTCTTGCGCATTTCTGCTTCGCTGTAATTAGGGTGTTTATTGGATATCTTGACTGCTGCTACATCTACGTCTGTACAAAACTTTGCAATCGATAGCCCTGCTCTCCACAAAGGTTCGCTGACTTCGTGCTGCTTTGTCATGATGTACCCTAGCTGTGCACACCCTTTTTTCTGCGCTGTCTTCTCTATGATAGTTTTAAAAATATTCTCAGAGTTCTCAGCGTACGCTTCGTATAGCGCGTCCGTACCCACATCAAGCGTGGTAACTGGCATTGTAACGCCAAGTTTTGACACAAACTCAGACAAGTCCACAGGTGTTGGTATATCCACGCCATACGCCTGAACAGGTAGAGCGGGATCGTCTTTGTAGTTATGTGTATTCGGTACACGTAGTATACGCGCCACATCTGCTGTGACCGCAGGGTCTGCGAGTAATCCGTTATCTGCACAAGCCTTCTTCAATCGCTCCGCAGCATCGACCCAATCCTTCGCCGAAACCGCTTCGCTAAGAGGCCAGTATACGTGCACACCTCTACCGCTGTTGATCATAAGCGGATTAGGCAGAGAGAGTTGTTTACAGAAGCTACGTAACGCATCCACAGCGAGCTTCTGCGTAGGGTACTCTTTCGATGGGCCACAATCCAAATCTAGGAATAGTGACTTTAGTTCTACCGCGTTGTCACCCTTGCGGTTCGAGGGTTCTTTGAATGTACTAAGGGCAAAGTATACGTCCATACCATCGGCATCGAACTTGTTAGCTGCACGAACCACTTCATCAACGGTATCGTAGAACTTTTGTATCCTGACGTTATCTTTACCTCTTGCTGCGAACACACAGTAGTAGCCGTTGCCACCAAGTAGTTCGCGTAATATCTGCGCCGTTTCCATTGCTGCTCTCCATGTTGAAACCGTGGCGGGGGAGTACGAAAACCCCGCCACGGTTAGCTATCGTAGTTCAGACGACAGAGACTAGTCGTCCCATTCCCCTACGATAGACGCAAGATCGTCCTCAGAAGGAGCAGCTTCTTCTTTCTTGGCGATCTTTTTCGGTTCTGGTTCTGCTTTAGCTTTGGGCTTTTCAGACGCAGCAAAGATATCTACTTCGTCTTCTTTCACTTCACCATCACGTTTGGCTTGTACCCCATCAGTTTGAGATACGGTTAGAGTGATTGCCTTAATAGCGTCCTCACTCTCTTTCTGTTCCAGTGCTTGCTTTAGTTCTGCCTCTTCAAGCGGACGCACAGGTTTGAAATACAGCTTCGGTGTATCGCTGTTCTCGTCAAAGTACATCTGTGTAACCACAGCAATAGAAGGTGTCTTGTGTGCCTTCAAATACTTCGCGTAGGCTTGCATACCCATCTTACCATCTTTCGCCTCACCAAAGATAGACGTAGCGGGTAACTGCAACTGGTAGACGGTATCCATCTGCCCCTCAAGTACAATCGCAATACGTTGGGAGAACCTACAGGCACGGCTCTCACCTTGACCCGACCCCTTGATGTTTTGCGGACAATCCATGCAGCGAGCAGCCTGCATTTGGTCCTGCGGCACATCGGACGAGGGCTTCTCTGTATCTGGCGACCAACAAGTAGGTGCAGATGGATTTTCTGGATCGTACGCACCTTTATAGAACGTACGAGACAACTTCGCAGCGTTAACAATAACTACATTCAAGAACCCATCGCTCTTGACATTTACTTGTTCGCCGTTGACGATTTCACGGAACCGACCACCGCGCAGACTGATCCGACGAGAACCGCCGCCCCCACCAGAGCCACCAGACAAGTTGTCGTCTGTCTCCAATAGTTGTTTGAAAAGATCGCTGCTTACGAGGGAATTACCCTCACCAAATAATGACACTTCTGTCATGGCATTCTCCATTAATATTCTGTAAGGGTTTCATTTTGCCCTTGTTTGGTTGCGGCTGTCAACGCCGCTTCTACATCGTCTAGTCTAAAGCGATAGACTTCGCCGATTTTGATGTAAGTATCGTCTGGCACAGAGCCGTTGTTGACCCACTTACGAATAGTTGACACAGACACTTGAAAGTAGTCCGCAACTTTATTGATGTTTACATATGGTGTCTCTTCGGTCATTTCTTCCTCACAGAGATCACGTATTCGCTGTCCACGTTTAGCCCCGCAGGGACTAGATCGGGGTTCTCTTCTATGAACTGCTTTACGTGCGTTTGATTAAGACGCTTCTCGAAAAACTCTGGAAGTTCATGCTTCATGATAAACTTAAACATTGATTCCCAGTCACTTGTCCAGAACCGTTGTTTCACAGTGCGATAGAATAACCCTTCGGCTGTCTTCACACTGTCCACCCCTTGTTCTTTGCAATAGTCAAGAAGCGCACGTTTAATCTTGTCTTGTTTCTCAACAAGGGCACCGTCCTCTTCTTTATACTTTGCCGACAACTCTGACCGTTTGTTGCGTATATTGACATACGCTTTCACCAATTTCTCGACAGGAACTGTCACGGCTATTCTCCATTTTATAGTTATGTAACTGACATATATTAACACACAGTGGTTAGTCAAGTATTTCTTTGTATAATTTTATCATTTCTGTGTGTACGTTGATACGCTCGTCTAGCATACGGTAAATACGTTTTTCTGCGCTCGACCCTGCAAGCTGTATGACAGTGCATTTGTGCTTCTGACCAGAGCGGTGAATACGTGCGTTAGCTTGCGCGTAAACTTCTAGTGATGAAGTCGGCCCCCACCATACGATTGTGTTTGCAGCGGTCAGCGTAACTCCGTGTGCAGCGGCCTGTGGTTGGATAACCAACACTCTCGGATCGGGTGTGTTCTGGAACCGATCAAATATCTCCGTACGCTTATGCGCAGGAACATCTCCTCGTATGACCTCTGACGTTATGCCCTCGCTTGTCAACTTATCTATCAGCATATCAATAGTGTGTTTGAATGGTACAAACACTAGAACTTTCTGACTGCTTTCGTCGATAACTTCGCGCAGGGCTTGGTAACGGTTCTTGATGTCAAACTGCACCGTGTCACCATCGTCGGTGTATATCGCTCCCGCACTTATCTGTAACAACTTGTTTAGGTTGATAGCCGCATTTGCTGCTGTGACCTCTTCCCCCGCGACTTCCATCACCATACGTTTACGCAGCATCTCGTAATATTTTACTTGCTGCTTTGTCATTTCGACAAATCGCTTGGTGTAAGTCATGTCGGGCAAGTCCAAGCATTGGTCTTTTGTAAAGCGGATAGCGGGTTGCAACACTTTGAACACGGTATCTTTGGCGTTCTCTTTTGGCTTGTACTTGAACTGCGTAACTTTCCACATCACCATGTCTCGCCAAGAACTAAAGTATCTCGGCACTGATAGGTGGTTGACCATCTTTGCTAGGCCGTACGCATCTTCGGGGCTTTGCGCAGCGGGTGTACCTGTCATCATCCAAAGCCTGTCGTCTTCACCGACCAACTTGTTGAGGGTCTTCCATCGTTTGGTCTGCACGTTCTTGTAGTGCGTAGCTTCGTCTACAATGAAAAGATCAAACCCACCTTTGGCGATCTCGTCTTTAACAATATCGACCCCATCGTAGTTTATGATTACAAAATCGGCACCACTGTTGATGATCTTCTTGCGCTTCTCTTTTCCACCGTAAGCCACATCTACGGTACGGTGCATGGCAAATGAGAACAAGTCGTCACGCCATGCGCTATCCATGATCGAGAGTGGGCAGATAACAAGCACCCTGTTTACTAAGCCTTGGTTCATCAGGTAGTCAGCGGCCCAGATAGCCGATGCTGTTTTACCAGTGCCTTGTTCGTTGAAGCAGAAGGCTTTCTTGTTCATGGTAAGAAACGCAGCCGTATCCTTCTGATGCTCGTATGGTGTATACTTCCCAGGCCACGCGTAGCGTTTGGTAATGGGTGACGGCACGTTTATATTTAAGTTTTTTAAGGTAAGGGCTTCGGGTAGCCCCCACTTCACAAGCACCCTATTCATCGACAACTCCTTGCTGTTCGGTATTACTGTTGTGATCTGCTTCGGGTTTCGCACTCGTAGCATGAGTGCTTTGTCCTCAATGATCTGCATGTCGTTCTCCGTGGTAGTGTTTCACTACTTCTTTTTAGGTGGTCTGCTCATTTTACCACCCGCTGCTCTGTTCTTGGAAGGGCTTTGCAGCTTATACCCATCTTTGTTTTTACCACCTTTACTTAGTGGTTTCTTGTGCGCAATGTCTTTACCTTTACGGCTTATCCCTTTCTTATCAACCGCTCTACGCGCACGTTGCCGTTCCATACGGTTTTTGTGTTCGCCACGTGCTTTCTGCTGTTGATACTCCTTTTTGTAAGGACGCGGTTTGTTTACATAAGGCATCAGTTTTTTCCGTTATGTGGGCACTCTACTACTGGACAGTGACGCTTGCATAAACCAGATGGACGTGGGTTCCACACATCTGTCTCAAACGCCTTCTCCATTCTACCATAAATTCCTAGCCATTTCTCCCATAGATTTGCAGATTGTTCTACTTCGTATTCGGCTTTGATCAGGCTGTTGGCTACAACAAACAGTAATCCTGCGCGTACTTTTTTAATTTCGGGGTAGTGCGCAAATACGGTCAACGCCATAAGTTCTAGCTGCCCTTTGTCGGCATACTTAGACGATCTACCTGTCTTGTAGTCTATGACCCACGCAACTTGTGCTAACACGTCTACAATGATCAGATCAGCGATCCCACGAAACCATACTTGCTCACTAAAGAAATCACACGGTTCAAGATCAGCGGTTAACCCCAACTTCTTTTCACATATCTTTACACCGCGCTTGTCGTTCAGGGCATCTAGCGTAGCTTTGATGAAGTCGAACTTAGCGGGTAACGGCACATTGTCACCGATATAATCCTCACATGCTTTGTGGAACTCTGTCCCATACCGCATGGCCTCTGTCTCTTCGACAGGGTACTCCTTCAATATCTTTTCATGGTAAAACTGCTTCGGACAAGTCTCGAATGCTTTTGCCTTACTGAATGACCAAGGTGCTATACTCACTCACAATCCCCATACGATTTGGCAGTACCACTTTCGCAATCTACTGGAAGTCCTGCGGCCCAATCGGGTGTCCAACGCATACACTTCTCTACATACGCTTGTGCATCTGACACTTCGTCGTCTTTTACACAGCACACGATACTGTCGTGAACGGTTAGCACCACTTTGTATTTCCTACTAATTTGTAGCATCTGCTCACCTATGATGCAACGTGCTATTGCTTGGCATACGTTTTCTATGACCTTGCCGCCGTATATACGTGTGTATCCACGCCGTGTTTTATAGCTGTACTCCAGACCCTTCTCACCTTCTTCGGCGCGTAGTCCATCGTACAGTATTCGCAACCCACTCGGCATCACCAGAGAAGAAGTCTTTGCGTCTACTCCAATTATACCTTTGCGTCCGAATATGGCCTCACGACTGTTTGCTAGTTGTCGAACCATATGGTGCGCATCGCGCCAGACTTTACTGATAGCAAAGTTTGCATCGCGGTAAATGTTTATGATCCTCCTGGCTTCGTCGGGTGACACTTCATACCCAAACGTCTTGAGCTGTGCGCCAAACTTTTCAGCCCCCATGCCATACCCTGCACCAAGAATTGTGGTCTTACCAACGAACCGCTGATCTTTTGTGACATCCTCTTCGTCGCATCCGTAGATACGCGCAGCCATTTTGATGTACACATCCTCGCCATTGGCAAACTGATTTACCAGATCGTCCTGTCCCGCAAACCACGCCAATACTCGTGCTTCGATCTGCGAACTATCAGCCTCTACTATCGTATATCCTTCGGGGGCAATGATCGCCTTCTTTAGTTTCTTTGCGTTCGGTCCACGGCTCGGCAAATTCTGTAGGTTGATCTTGTCAGCACCGCCCCAACGACCAGTGTGCGCGGCGTAGTATCTAACAGGTACGGGAAGCAAGCCACGTTTACAAATGTCTATGAACCTCTCTGTACGTGTTTCTTCTAGCGTAGATTTATTACCCAAACGTGCAGCAACCAAGGCTTGTACCCTGTCGTCCTCATGCTCCTGCAATGCTTTGAACCCTTCGTCAGCTTTGGCTAGGGCGTATGTCTCCTTGCCTGTCGTCGGGCTAATTTTCATGGGAGGTTCCACACCAAGTTCTCTCAGCATGTCAGCGAACTTCGGATTAGACATCAGGTCTTTCTTGTCGGTGACGTTCGCATCACGTAGCAACTTGTCCTTACGTTCACGTGTATCTTCAAGGTGCTGCTCCAACAGTCCAAGGTCTAGGTCTAACGTGGGTTCAATAAACATCCGCAGTGTTAAGTCGATTAACTTCAACTCTTGTTTGGGGAAGTTCTTGCCCATTGTTCTGAACAGATCAAAGCACAGGTCAACATCGTTTTTGGCGTACTCGCCGTAACGTTCTGTCTCTTCATCGGTAAAGTCTGCGCGGCGTTTGCCCTTGGCGTTGTGCACTTCGTTGCCTTTGACCCCGACACCGTAGCGTTCCGCTACCGCTTTAAGTGACGCGCTTGTCTCCACACCGTGCAGCGCACGTGCCATACACATCGTATCCAACCACGCTTTCGGTTTAACTCCGTAGTGCCAACTCAGTATGGCTCCGTCAAACATCGTGTTGTGACATAGGATTGCGCTGTCAGAGAAGTCTATGTGTAATAGCAAACGCTTTATTAACTCTGCATCGCTTAGATACTTTGTAGTCTTGTCGTTCTTTTTGATAGCAAGCCCGATCACCTCGAACCTGCTGTCACGTACGTATTCCTCAGTCGTCATTTTCGACAACGAATAATCTTGAGCGTAATAAGTCTCAAAGTCTAAGGTATAAATGTCCATCACTTATACCGCAGTTGATTTGCTACATCTGCCATAAGGTGCGGCAGTTCTTTCGGCGGGATTACGCCTACTAAACCACCGTTGTCCCATATACGCAGCCCATCGTCATACACAGCCCAACGGAAGCTAGGCTTCGGCTCGACACTTACTTCTTCGCGCCAGTTTTCTGACCCGATACGCGCCACAAGTTGTTTAACAAATGCAATATCTACACCACAGGCTTCTGCTACCTCGGTGTATTCGGCGTTGCGATGCTGCACCAAATACTGCCATACTCTTTCTTCTTTTTTTGACATGTTATTCTCCTAATCATTTTAAACCCCTACGCTTTTTGTATTCTTCGTAAGTCTCTCCGTATTGGGGGCGACCACCTTTTGCGGCATTGACCGCAGCTTGTTGATTATACTCCAGTTTCTTTAACTCTGGTCGCTTCATCTTATCGAACTTCGCAAGTGCGCGCATCTGCATACCCATTAATTCTTCTTTATCCATCTATCTTGTACGCCTTTTTTAGCTTTACAACATAATCGTCTAATTCTTCTCGTGCCGCAAACAAATCACGTTCCAAATTTGAATACGCATCTCTTGTATGCCGCAACGATTTTAAATTACTGACCTGCTGCTTCAACCATTTTAGCTGCTGCTTTTGAAATGTTGTTAGCTGCTCTTCATTTAAAACGGACACTCGCCTTCTCCTTTGTAAATCACACTGTAACCGTGCATTGCAAAGATATACTCTTCGATGTTCTCACCCCAGATACTTCTCAACTTCATCTAGGTTATCCTCGTTTATGATTAATGCTATGCCACCTGCTTTTTCGATGTCTCTCAAGTTCTTTTCTTGCAGTGCTGTAGGCTTGTTTTTGCCCGCCTTACATTCAATACCGATGAACTTACCATCGTGACACGCAATAATGTCGGGCACACCGCTACGCCCATACCCGCCTGTCACTGGATAAAAGAAATACGCTTTGTGCTGCTTCAATAAAGCGACGACTTTCTTTTTAACTTTTGCTTCTGGTGTCATTGCCATCTGTGTTCTCTTTTTCGTGCCGCTGCTTTTGTTCTTCTGTCCACCACGGATACGGTGGCCCCGCTTCTATCGCTTCGACTGTTTCATCAAACTCTTTGCGGGTACGTCCGCCAAATGGTAACCAACTCATATCTCTCCCTCGATAACTGGCATTAATGGGCGATTTCTCGCCCATCAAAACGTAGTGAATCACTACTCATTTCTAAAAACCCAAAAGGTATTTGTATCGATACGACGACCAACTCTGTCAACTTCCTCTGTAGGTGGTTTATCGTCCATCATCGTAAGCACAGCTAACTTCTCCCTTATCCACTGTGGTGTTTCATTTATACTCGTATAACGGCGACATACTGATGTGTCAATACCTTCTAGGCCAAAACATATTATATCTACCGCTTTGGTGTTTGGATTTACCGTAACGCGGTAGATATTATCGTCAGACACACTCACCGTATATAGTACAGCGTAGGCGCAGCGCGGTAGCCAACACCTTCGACGTAGGTATCATCTGTGGTCATAGACAGCACAGCAAGTTTACCTGCGATGTCTTCGGGCAAGTCAGACTGCTCGTATGTCTCTATTCGACTAGGGTCTATCTCTGGCGTATACCAAGTCAGTTCTTGATCCCTGATCAAACGAAACATCTGCTTACCTGTGACAGACGTGAACGCATCGACAACTGTATAGATATCTGTGTTTGTCTCACGTGACTGCTTCAGTTCGTCCAGTGCAATGAACGTAGCTTTCAACTGCTCACCAAACTCTACGTCAAGGAACTCGTAGCCAGCGTCCACCATACGTCTTAGCTCACGCTGTAACTTGTTGTCGTGTGATGTCTTACGTGTAGAGAAAAGCTCACGCGTCAAATCACCCGCTGTAGTATTCACTTGGCTCCTTGCCGACTCGACAGCTTCACTAGCCTTCTGACGTGCGCCTTTGCCAGACAGTTCTACCACGTGCTTCATACTCAGAGGACGCAAGTATCTTGTCGCATTCTTCACCGCTGTCTTCAGGTTGACCGACGATGCCAAGTGCTGCCGCCAACCATGTGCATATTTGTTGTTCACTATATTCGGCGATACCACATTATATGTATACTGTGACAATCGGCTGTCAGTAATATCTGCATAGGTAATCTTACCCATCGCATACGTGTCACCCTCACGGTATACCCACGCTTCGTGTTCACCTGTCACGCAATACTTGTATCCACGTGTCGCACCCATGATTTCGTCAGCGTAATCTAGCACGAATGGGGAAGGCGATGCGTCCTGATACTCACGCAACTCGCTTACCAATTTTATTTTTATCTGCATTATTGTTCTCCTTCGATCATAAAGCCTGCGTTGTTGTTCATGTACGAATTGTATCCCGCACGTATTCTGCTTAGGTCTTCTTTGTTCTGTACTTCTTTGATCTTGTACGTCTGGTTCAGATACCATCCGTCACTTGTGCTTGCTGCAAACATGATCCAATAGTTCAGTCGCATCGGGTGGTTCTCGTCTTTCAATATCTCATGCGCCCACTGCGGCTTCCAAGGCGACCACGTGTTCAAACCTTCACGTTCACGGAAATAGTCGTGCATCTCTCTAGTCTTGTTTGTCGTGTACTCGTACTCCAACGGTAGCAACGGTGTCATAGTCATACCCCACTCAAACAACTTGTCCATCGCGGGTTTGAACTTAGCCTTCAGTACCTTGTTTACTTTCGCCCCTGTCGGTAGAGAACGCCCAGAGATGCCATCGTGTTCCCACACACCAATACTTTTCTGTATAAATGTCAAAGCAGAGTTGTCGTTAGTTGAGCGCATCCACTTGCACCATACTGCATCGTTATCTTTGTACCTTTGCCACTCCGCACGTGGTACAGTCTTGTTCTTGGCAAGGTAGTAATCATCTGACTTCTTACCTCGAAAGCTGTACCTGTAATCAGGATCAGTTCCGTTGTTGAGCAAACGTATGTACTGTTTGCCGCTCCCATTGTGCACGAACGCCATGCCCTTCGGTGTGTGTCTACGGATCATCTCGTAGTGAGATATACTGTACCCGATACCTGTGATGTTGTTGATGGTCACGGTGACTGTACCGTCTTTGCGCTTGCGCCACACAATCGGTGCATAGTCTTCTAGTTTCGCGCCGTGGTTATTGTATGTAGTCACGTATTTGTTGCCAACTTGTTCAGACGTGTTGTAACCCCAGTAACGGAACAAGTCGTTGCCACGCTCGTAGCCACCAGTGATAGCGTAACAGTTTCGGCTAATCTTCTGGATGTTCTCCCACTTACGCGCACGATCACCGATAGGCCGCACGTTGCGGCTCGTACCGTGACCTTGCTCTTTGATTGGTTTAGTATTTTCGTAGTGTTTCACTACTTCTTCAAACGTGTTGAATGATGTAAAACTTAGCATGTTGTTCTCCTTATTTTCTGCTTATCTACAATAGTGCTGCCAACCACAGTCAGCGTAAACACCTTGGCACTCACAATACGGTGGCTCCCACGCCAGTAGTTCTTTGACTGCGGCATTACGTACTACCCGCCACTCGTGGTTATCACTAGGACATGTACCGTTGTCTGCGTATGGATATTCCCCATTGTTACCTTCGGCACTTGCTTTGAACCCTGCAAGAAACGCACGGCGTAAATGCTCTTCTGTTATCTCGACCATTACATGTCTCCCGATTTGATGTGTACTGTTTTGCCAACGTCTGGTTTGGCATCTTCATTGTCCATGACGCACCAGAGGACAGGCATTGTCCACTGACCCCAACCGCCCCAGATGTAACCATCGGTTAGGACAATCGCGGCTTGCGCATTGATGTTGTGTTCCCGAATGTAATCGGTGACGCATGTCACGTCCGTGCCGCCGCCCCCTGCGGGTTTGGTTGATGTCACTATCTGATCCAGTTCGTCAGCTTCGTACTTCTCGTCACGACAAACCTGTGTGTCCCAGTAGAGTAGGCGCACACCGTCAGGGTGTACCGTATCACAGATTTCTTTGACCTCAGTCAGGAACGCCGACAACTCACGCTGTCTGATAGACCCCGATGTGTCGATAGCAACCACCAACTCACCGACTTGCTCCGTGATGCCGCTTGGCATGTAGATACCTGACGACAAGTATCTGCGGTTAGGTCTACGGTATGTGCTGTAGTCTGAACCTGCGCATGTGTCTTGCACAAACTCACGCAACACCTCACGCCAATCGACCTGTGGTTTCAACAGCTCTGCAAGATCACGATCACCACCGCTGCCCAACTTACCTGCGACCAACGCACCCTGACGTATAGCTTCATCGATCTCACGCGCTAGTTCGCGTTTCTCTTCTGCGTCCATCTCCTGCGCACCGTCCCAGTCGTGGATGTCGAATGGTTTTTGCCCATTTGGTAGTGAACCACTACCACCGTCACCGTCGTCACCGTCGTCACCGTCGTCCTGTCGTTCCTCACGCAACAACTTGTATACCTGTGCGCTGTCCATGCCACGGAACCGCTCGTCATGACAGCCACCCAACAACACACCTGTCATTGTGGCGAAACCCTCTTTTGTGAACTCATCGATGATCTTTTGATTGATCACATAGTCGTTGGCACAGTTCGCAAGCTGCGGGTCTTCGTCGTACAGGTGACGCCAGATGTGCAGATGTTGAAACACCTTGTGATACATTTCGTGAAGTACAAGGAACCGTAGTTCTGCATCGTTTAGTTGCTTAACGAACCCACGTGAATAGAACTCGTCACGTCCGTTGGTACACGCTGTTGGTATTGTCGGATCGTCCGTGATGGTACGTTCACCGATCATCATGACACCTGCCAACGCAGGGCATCTGCTCATAATGGCGACAACGGCTTTTGACAGCCGCTGCTCCTCTGTTAGATTTGTTACAAACATTAGTTGTTCTCCTCTTCAAAACGCACGATTAGATCAAAACTAAATGAGCCATCGTTGGCGTAGCCCATGTCCACAAGTTTCTCGTGGATCATATCCGCTAGGTAGCTAAACTCACTCTTGGTGAACTCTGTCACTTTAACTTCTTTCATCATCGTTCTCCATTTCTTCAGCTTCCATTTCGTAGCTATCGTCACGTTCAATGACTGCATCGCTGTGGTTCTCGTTCAATATGAAAACATCACTCGCCTCGACAAAGGCCATGTCCATATCCTCGGCTTCTACTTCACACCAGAAAGTGCATTTAATTCTATATTTCATTTGCTGTTCTCCTTACGAATTTTTCTCGCACGTATGATGTGCTTGTGTTTATCCAAGGCGCAGTTGCTACATAGCATCTGACCGTCTCTGTCTTTGTGGTCTGCGGTAGTACCGCAAACCTCACACTTTACTTGAACCATAATCATTTCTTATCTGCACCGAATAGGTGGTTATTGTTCATTGCCCAGTCTGTGAACTTCTTGTTCTGCATGACCATAGCTTGCTTGCTGTACTTCGGCGCACGAACACCGTTGGCAAACATTGCCTGTGCTTCGGTATCGAGACGTGGCATGTAGTCCATCCACGCATTGATCCAGTCTTTGTCCAACGCAGACAAAGTTCTATACACAACCATACAAATAGCTGCGGCGCTCTCAGGCACCTTGGCATTCTTCGGATCGTCCTTGATCGATTGCAGTGAGGGCAGTTGATCTGCCAGTTTGACAAAGGCCATCAAGTCCATCGCGGCACGATCACCGATTGTACCCATCAACGCTGCGGTCAGGGTCTGATCGTCAAAGTGTTCGCGCTGCTTCATGATGTCCGATGCTGCATGTAGAGAACGTGGTGTGACAAACGCCGCTCGCTGCTGCTTCGGGTGAAAGATGTATGGGTTCTCGTCAGGGTCTTTGACTTCATCGAATGACTGCAAGATTTGCGGATTGTCTTTGATGAACCCCAACAGTGTGTGATCCCAACCGTTGTTGATACCGTATTCGATCTGTGCCATTGGATCAGTCTTGCGAACCTGTACCACAGTGATGCGGTTCCGTGCGTGAGGTGGCAACAAGTCGCCAACACCTTCGGCTCCGAGGTTAGTTGTCGCAAAGATAATACTGTCAGGGTGTAGTGAATAACTACCAATCTTGCGCTCCAACATGAGACGCAACAAACCGTTCTTGACCGCAGGGTTAGCTTTGCCAAATTCGTCGATGTCAATGACAACAGGTTCAGACAAGTGAACACCCAGTTCTTCATTCGGGATCATGCGAACGCAACCGTCTTCTTCAATAGACTGCAACGATGGGATCAACAGATCGCCAAGGTCTTTCGTGGTGCAGTCAAAGTAGATTGGCTTGAACCCTGTCTGCTTGGCAAGGTCGTACAGTATAGATGATTTGCCTGTACCCATGTGACCTTGTGTCAACACGGTACGTTGGTGACCCACCGCTTTGATTAGATCGACACACTGGTCTAGTGATAGCGCATACATTGCTTGTGCTTGATTAGTCATTGTTGTTCTCCAATTCTGATATTGATTATAGGTCTAGTGATGGTAGTGATTTGATCGCCGCGTCCACCGCTGCTTTGGTTTCGGCGCGGAAATAGTCGTCGTCACGCAATGCGTCAGGTGTGACTCCAGACATTGCTTCTTCGAGACGGTCTGCCATTGCGGTCATTTGTGTCGAGTTCGTCACGTTGCATACACGTAGCAGTTCGATCATGTCGGTGACGTTTGACACGAGTGTGTCGCGGAATACTTTTTTGTTCTCGCTGTCGGTGTAGTCCAGACGCTCAGACATACTGGACAATGCCTTGTGCAGACGTGTCCACACGTCATTCATCGCTGTCTCAAAGTTGTTTTTGAAGTCTGCGCTCATGTTCGCTTTGAGTTCGGCAATCGCTTCGGCGGGTAAGGCCACGCGGAAATCACCAGTCGGAACGTCAGTGTAACTGATACTCATGCGGAACTTATGCTTCAGCTCTTCGAGTGTGGGATAGTCGTCACGTGAAAACAAGTCGCCGAGTTTGATCTGCACGTCAATCACAGCGTCATTGTACTTGTCCAAGAAGTTCTGAACCAGACGATAAAGTTCGTTCTGCATCTCAGTCATAGCTTGATTGTACTTGAAGAACTGCGCTGTCGGTAACAGACGTAGACCCGAGTTTGACCAGGGCATTGTCATGTTTGCATGCATAGCACGAGTTGCTGTCACGTGTTGCTTGATCGCTTTGAGATCGTCGTTGTCTGTGAGCAAGTCTTTGATCGCACGAACCGAGTTGCGTTCGGCGTGGTTCTGATCTGCGACTTGAGCGGACGCGCGTTTGTCTTTCTTGTATGCGCCCCATTGTGAGATGCTGACCTCGACTAGCATCGCGGCGGATGCGATAGTTGGGATGTTGTCGTCGTGTAGTGCGGTAGAGTTGAGTAGTGTTTCACTACACTTTGCGATTACTTCGGATTTACCTTCGCCCATTGGCGCGTTCATCATTACGTTCATTTTGTTCTCCATCAGTTCGAGTATTTGTTTAGACCGCGTAGGTCGGATTTGCGTGTGACAAGGGTAGCACCTTGTTTGTGTGCGATAGGTGCGATGCACCATGACGTACGGAATTTACGTGCTTGGAAGTCGCCGCAGTCTAGGCAGAAGTTGTAGCCGAGTTGCTTACGGCGGTAGTCATAGGGTTCGCCGCACGATGCGCAGCATACAGTCTTGATAGCCATGTTGGTCTCCATTGTTTTCGGTAGTGTTTCACTACTCATTGATTGGGTGGCAGGATTGCCGTGTCGTTGTCGGTCTTCTGACAACTTGTATATATAATAACACATAAACGAACAAATGTCAAGTTTTCGTGGGTTATCATGTGTTTACTGACGCGAGGGTATAATGTTCGTTTTCTGGTAGTGTTTCACTACAATACTGGCGTTAGAGTAAAGTTCGTTAATGTTCGTTTAGTGGTCTCTGTAAGTGTTTGAAAATAAAGCAATGTTCGAAAGTTCTTTTTTGTCTGGGATTATGAGAGGGTCAGATTGGGTTTGTTGGTTGCGAACAATCGCGTGATCAGGGGGGTCGCGTACGTAGGGTATCTTTTAAAATTGCGAACATTACGAACATTAGGAACATTACTTTAAAAACAATAACTTACAAATTGCCAAAAACGAACATTCAAGAACTTTTTTGCGAACATTACATCTGTGCCGCAATGCTGCTTAGAGAACTGGTATTGATTAGGTAGTTTATAACTACTCTTTTCAGAGTGCAGCTTTTAGGTGCAGGTGCGTTTCACTATCGTTACTAACCACGTGACAACAAGTCTGTGTGCGACTGTGGCGCGAAGCTGCTTGGAGAACTGGCATCAATGGGGTAGTGAATAACTACCAAACTCAGGACACAAAAAAAGCCCCGAAGCCCGAAGGCTCCGAGGCGGTGGATTATCGCTTTACCAAAGTAAAGGCGGCTTGGCGTGGGAAGGTGTTGCCATGTGCCGCCAATGCGCGGCGGCGATCTAGGACATAGTCGATATCACGTTGATCCATTGTCTCTCGCATGTAGGGTAAGAAACTATTGAATTTGTCGTCATCCCATTGGGCAATGACGTTAAGCGCGGTTTGAAATATATGCTGCATGTTGTTTCTCCAAAAAAAGGTGGGCGGCTTGCGCCGCCCGATTGATGTTAGCCAATCACCTTGATCAGCGCGTTAAGGTTTGCGATCAGATCATCGATGTCCATTGATGCATCGAAGTTCTCAGCCTTTTGGATGCGCTTGATAGCGGTTTCCAATGCTTCGCGTACCATTGCTTCGGGTGAACGTGTCCGCGCATCCGCGCCTGATTTGCCTGATGCAATCTCGGCTTGGATTTGCTCGGCCTTCTCAAGAGAACTCTTGATGTTGCCCATTACCGAATTGGCTTGGCGCATCCAGTAGGCGCGCGGTTGACCTTGCACAGTCTTGTCACCTGCGACCTTGGCGGACACCGCCATTAGGTCTTGCGCAGGTTTCGGAAAGCCCGAATTGATTGCGTTTTTAGCAAACGTCCAACTTTCATCAGTCGCGGTTGAACCTGATGATTTAGGACTGATGAACATGGTTGATGTCCATCCCGCAGCGCGGAAGATATCAATGCGCTTGATCTTGTTAAGATCGCTCTTAACAGTTTCTTTTGTCCAGTCGCGTAGTGCAATGTGAACTTGTTCATTTAGTTTTGCTGTTACTGTCATGTTGTTCTCCAATATTGTTAGACAGTGGATGTGCGTCGCGCGGCCTCATTGCCTCGTGACAAGTTCTTTATACGCGTTTTGTCGTGCCTTGTCACAGTATCAGACGCGTATGGTAGTGAATAACTACTTTTCTTTGTATATCTTTACCCCACCCGCCCCCACCCCACCCCGACAGCGACACGTACCGCGCATCTGTATAATACTATTCTGCACAAATATTTTCGTTTTCCACGAAATTGGAACGCCTCGATCAATGTCATGTTGGCGGAACCCTCTGGCAGTTTGCTTCGAAGAAGAATAGGCGTTTACTGGATTCGGCGCTATCTTGACCCCCACCCTACCCCACCACCTGATTCGGCTAAGTCAGTCAGATTGATTACGCGCAAAAAATTTTCTATATTATAAGAAATTGGGGATTAAATATGCACATAGAACCAGAAAAGGGCGTGAAGAAGCGTCCCGCACCAAAGATAAACGACCTCGCGGTCAAGGCGAATGCGGCTGCAAAGACAGCAGAGTACCTCAGCACACAGGGTTTAGAGATCGAACCCAACGCGGAAGATAGGGATATCGCCTCACAACTGGCTATGGCGTATGCGGAAGACCCAGAAAAGACATCAAAGGCAGCGACACCCAAGCGGGTAGCCAATCTCACTCCAGCAACTTTGCTTATGACAGACCGTATCTTGAAGGACTTCGGACATTCGGTTGTGAAGAGCGCCACACAGGTTCGACATCTTGTGACAAACAAGTTGATCGAAGAGACAGAGAACCCAGACCCACGTATCCGCGTCCGTGCATTAGAGCTGCTTGGTAAGATCAGTGATGTTGGATTGTTTGCAGAAAAGACTGAGGTGACAATCACCCACCAGACTACGGATGACCTGAAAGACAAACTACGCGACAAGCTCATGAGGCTCGCAAACCCTGAACCAGAGATAGAAGAAGCTATCGTCATAGAAGGCGAAACTATTGATGTGGACAAGGAGTTAGGGTTGGATGACGACTAACCTCGCCGAAATTGCTGCAGATATGGAGTTCTCTCCAGAAGAGATCAAACATATGCTGGAGAACTTGGACTCGTTTAGCCCCGAGGAGCTGGACGAGATAGACAAGATTGTCGATGAGTTGGCGACGAGAAACGCGAATCAGTCAGCGCACGACGACCTGATAGCGTTCTGTAAGAAGATGCAGCCTGACTACAAGGTTGGTAGGCACCACCGCATACTGGCAGATCAGCTTATGGCGCTGGAGAGTGGGGCCAAAGACCGTGTATGTGTCAACATCCCACCTCGTCACGGTAAATCGCAGCTTGTGTCTATATTCTATCCAGCGTGGTTCCTTGGGCGGAACCCAGGCAAGAAGGTCATGATGGTGTCCCACACTACCGACTTGGCTGTGGACTTTGGGCGTAAAGTACGTAACCTGATTGACATCGATGATTACAAGGATGTGTTTCCAGATGTTGCGTTGGCTGTTGACAGTAAATCTGCTGGACGTTGGAATACGAATTTTGGAGGTGAGTATTTCGCGTGTGGTGTCGGTTCTGCCTTGGCTGGGCGCGGTGCTGATCTGTTGCTTGTGGATGATCCACACTCTGAGCAGGATATAATCAACGGTAACTTCTCTGTATTTGATAAAGCATACGAGTGGTTCACGTTTGGTGCGCGTACGCGTCTCATGCCAGGGGGACGTGTGGCTATCGTACAAACTCGTTGGCACATGGACGACCTCACGGGTCGTGTGACCACCGACATGGTAAAGAACGAGCTGGCTGACCAGTACGAGATTGTGGAGTTTCCCGCGTTGTTGGACGCAGAGGACGCAGACGGCAAGCCAATACAGAAGCCGCTGTGGCCTGAGTTCTTTGATTTAGCAGCTCTGGAGCGTACGAAAGCGTCTATGCCTGCCTTCCAGTGGAATGCGCAGTATCAACAACAACCTACGGCTGAAGAAGCGTCCATAATCAAGCGAGAATGGTGGGGAATATGGCCTCAAGACGACCCACCCCCCGTAGAATACCTAATTATGTCGCTCGACGCTGCCGCAGAAAAGCATAATCGCGCTGACTACACCGCGTTGACCACGTGGGGCGTGTTTTTTAACGAAAATGAGAACGCACATCACCTCATCCTGCTAGATTCTATCAAAGAACGGCTAGAATTTCCTGAATTGAAGAATTTATGCATGGAAGAGTACCGCAGATGGGAGCCAGACGCGTTCATTGTGGAGAAAAAGTCCTCTGGTGTGGCGATTTATCAAGAAATGCGGCGTATGGGGCTACCTGTACAAGAGTATACACCCCACCGTGGGACAGGTGATAAGCTCGCAAGACTTAATTCTGTGGCTGATATCATCGCATCGGGTATGGCATGGGTACCATCCACCCGTTGGGCGGACGAGTTAGTCGAAGAGATCGCTGGATTCCCGTTTATGTCTAACGATGACCTTGTTGACTCTACGGTTATGGCGCTTTTGCGATTCAGGCAGGGTGGGTTTATACGTCTACCCACCGATGAATGGGAGGATGAACCTACGTACCGTCGTCCTGTGGAGTATTATTGATCCACCACTCCGCTACTCTTCGACTAGAACACACCAACCAAAGGCGACCTTTGTCGTCGTACACATGGTAGCGCATTCGCCCAATCATTACCAATCGCATTTACCATTTGCCTTCACGCTTTCCGATAAACCAGAGAACAAATGCCATAATCGCCGCAGCAATTACAAAAATAATAAAACCAAATGTCCATTCAATGATAGCTTGCTTTATTTTTGCTTTGCGAAATTCAGTCTTTTCTTTCTGTTTTTTCATGTCCCGCAGAATTTGCTTGTATTCTTCAAGTCCCTTTGGGCCGTGAATGAACCTGATCATATTTTCAAGTTCTGTTTTTAAATCTTGTGCTTTTTTCTTCGCAGCGAAGGCTTGAGCCGCGCGTTCTTCCAGTGAACCGCTGAATGTTTTGTACCAAGGGGGGTTCTTCGCTTGGCGTTCCGCTTCGTTAATGTCGGCCCATGCACCCGCAAACTTTGACATTGCCTGTGTGGTATCACGCCCCGCATTAATTAAAGTACGCATTTGACCGACAGCCGCAGAAGCAACCGACAATGCTGTTAATGGATCAATCATGTTAGGTCGAGCCTCGTAGGACAGATGTATTCAGGACTTACACGATACACTCTATCATAATATCCGAAGCGTTTCGACCCACAGTCGTAATAACAGGCTTTATAAAAACCCAGATAGAAACTTTGGCCCCAAGCTATAGCAACCAAAGTACAGATCATTTTAATCTGCTGACGCGTTATATCGATCCTGTCGGATCAAAAAGTCTTGCCACATTGGCTTGATCATCTTGTAATTTTCTTCAACACGATAAGAAACAACAGCTAAATCAGCTTTCATGTCATGTATTTGCAGCGCACCCCACCCGAGAACGCCAACACCAATCACCCCTAAAAGCTGCTCAAACTTCATTTTTTTACCTCATGACCATAAAAATCATAGTACAACAAATATATGTTTGTTTCAATACGATCTGTTTGTTAGTTTGAGGTGGGACTTACTCCCGTTAGTCCTACGGCGGGACGCGGTATCCCCACCCTTATCCCCGTGTTCCGCCACTACTACATGGACTAACTAAAATTTTTTGTGTAGAATGGGGTAAACCCATAACAAGAGCGTGTCTATGGCTATAGAAAAACCTATGATCCCATCTGAATTTGAGATGGAAGGTAATCCCTCCGAGGAGGAGCTTACAGTAGAAATCGTAAACCCTGACGCTGTGTCTATGGAGACTGAAGACGGGGGTATGATTATTGATTTTACGGGGGAGATCACAGAAGACCTAATCGGTCCTGACCATGACGCTAACCTTGCAGAGTTCATTGAAGAGACTGATTTACAGTCTATGGCTTCAGAACTTATCAGTGATTTTAACGCTGATAGAGAGTCACGGTCTGATTGGGCACGAGCCTATGTAAAAGGGTTAGACCTTCTAGGGATGAAGATCGAAGAACGTCAACAGCCTTGGGCTGGCGCTTCTGGGGTGTTCCATCCAGTTCTCACCGAATCCGTCGTGCGGTTCCAAGCACAGGCTATGGGAGAGCTATTCCCTGCATCTGGTCCTGCTAGAACTAAAATTATGGGTAAACTCACTCCTGAGAAAATAGATCAGGCAGAACGCGTACAGAACGAACTAAACTACCTACTCACGGAAGAAATGACAGAATACCGCGACGAGATGGAGCAGATGCTATTTAAGCTACCTCTCGCGGGTTCTGCATTCAAAAAAATGTACTACGATCCAATCAGTGAGCGCCCATGTGCAATGTTCGTTCCGTCTGAAGACTTTGTAGCGTCTTACGGCACAACGGATATTATGGCGTGTCCTAGATACACACACGTCATGAAAAAGACGAGCAATGAGATACTAGAGTTACAGGTCGCAGGGTTCTATCGGGATGTAGACCTACCTGATCCAGAGCCAGATTTCTCAGATATCCAAGAAAAATACGACGAGCTTGATGGGGAAAGCGCTGTCATCGAAGACGATGATCGTCACACAATTCTAGAGATGCACGTAGATATCAATATGCCTGAAGAGTTTGATGACCCTGACGGTATCGCGCGTCCTTATGTAATCACCATAGACAAGTCGTCACAAGAAATCCTAGCAATTAGAAAGAATTGGTATGAAGACGACCCGAAAAAAAGAAAGCGCCAACACTTCGTTCATTACAAGTATTTGCCAGGTCTTGGATTCTATGGGACAGGACTTATCCACCTTATCGGAGGGCTTGCGAAGTCGGCTACCTCGATTCTCCGTCAGCTCATTGACGCTGGTACGCTATCGAATTTACCTGCTGGTCTTAAGGCTCGCGGACTGCGTATTAAGGGGGATGACACGCCTCTCATGCCTGGTGAGTTCAGGGACGTGGATGTCCCAGGTGGTGCGATCCGCGATTCGATTACGTTCATCCCTTATAAAGAGCCAAGCAGCGTACTCTATTCGTTGCTTGGAAATATCGTTGAAGAAGGACGCAGAATAGGTTCTGTAGCAGATATTCAAGTAGGTGACGTAAGTGCGCAAGCACCTGTCGGCACTACTCTGGCGCTTATGGAGCGGTCTATGAAGGTCATGTCTGGTGTACAGGCACGGCTACATGCTGCTATGAAAAAAGAGCTACGTCTGCTGGCTAAGATCGTGCACGACTACATGCCAGAACAATACGCATACGATATGGATGGTGAGTTCAATCGCGTAGCAGACTTTGATAAACGTATCGACGTAATTCCAGTATCTGATCCTAATGCTGCAACCATGTCCCAGCGAATCATGCAGTATCAGGCGGCGTTGCAGCTTGCTCAACAAGCTCCTCAACTGTACGATATGGGCAAGCTGCATCGTCAAATGTTAGAAGTTCTAGGTATTCAGGACGCTGACGATATCATCAAACTACCAGAGGATATTAAACCAGCAGACCCAGTAACCGAGAACATGATGATCCTGAAGCAAGAGCCTACAAAAGCGTTCAAGTATCAGGACCACGAAGCACATATCCAAGTGCACATGTCTATGTTGCAAGACCCAAAAATTCAACAGATGGTGGGTCAATCTCCGTTTGCACAGCAAATTCAACAGGCTATGGCGGCACACGTCACCGAACACGTTGCGTTCCAGTATCGCCGCGAAATCGAAAAGATGTTGGGCGTAGAAATGCCGAACGAAGATCAACCGCTGCCAGAGGACGTAGAGGTAGAGATTTCTCGCCTTGCGAAAGACGCAGCAGAAAAACTACTACAAAAAGATCAAGCAGAGATGGCGCAGCAGCAAGCACAGAAGCAGCAACAAGACCCAGTGGTTCAAATGCAGCAGCAAGAATTGCAGCTTAAAGCAAAAGAGCTTGAGCATAAGATTCAGACAGACGCAGCCAAACTTCAGCTTGAGGCTAAGAAGATTGAAGCGCAAAACCAGCGCGAAGGTGCAAAACTTGGGGTACAACTCGCAACTGATCTTGACAAAAACCAGAGAGAAGATCAGCGTGAGGGTGCAAAATTGGGGATAGAAGTAGCAAAGGAGTTAACAAACAAGAATGGATGAAACAGTAATAACGCTTTTGAAGCGTAAGATTGCTGAACACCAAGAAGAGTTAAAGACGTTTCTAGCCAACGGGGGTGCCGAAGACATGGCAGCATACGCTCGTCTTGTTGGACGTAACGAAGCGCTTAACTTAATAGGTGGGGAGCTAGAGGATTTAGAGCAAAGGCTTATTGAAGAATAAACCTTTTTCTTTTATCCAACTAACGGGACTTCGTGGATGATCCACGCAAGGTTTCTGTGAACCTAAATCACTGCAAGGTAATGATATGTATAAAACAGATACAGCTACTGATGAAAAAGTAGCATCACAACTTCCACAACCGAAGGGATACAAACTCCTTATAGGTATGCCAGAAGTTAGCGAAACCACCCAAGGTGGTGTGTTTATGCCCGAAGGGCTTAGATCAGCAGAAGAAACAGCGTCTATTGTTGGATTTGTCATAGATATGGGGGCAGATGCCTACTCAGATCATGATAGATTTCCAAACGGTCCGTTCTGCAAAAAGGGAGATTTTGTGATCTTCCGTTCTTATTCTGGAACACGATTTAAAATTCACGGTAAAGAGTTTCGTTTGATTAACGACGATACGGTTGAAGCCGTGGTTGATGACCCAAGAGGATACACACGAGTATGAGTAATTTAGCAGAAAACGAAGACTTCAAAGAAGAAACAGTGTCAGAAGCTATTGCTAGTGCAAAAGGTCAAGCTCCTGAAGCTAATGATGGTTTTGAGGTTGAAATTATAGATGACACTCCTGAAGAAGATCAGGGTAAACCTCGCCGCGCCGAAAACGCTGAACCTCAGATACCTTCTGAAGATGAAGTAGAGAAGTATTCTGAAGGCGTACAAAAACGTATCAAACAGCTAAAGTTTGAGTTCCATGAAGAGCGTCGTGCAAAAGAAGAAGCTGCACGTATGCAGGAAGAGGCGTTGAGGTACGCACAGCAGATAAAAGCGGAGAACGATAAGCTACGTCAAACATTGGATGATGGCGAAGCGAGCCTGATCAGTCAGGCAAAAGGTCGTATCAATGCTCAGTTAGATAAAGCTAAAGCAGCTTACAAAACTGCGTACGAGTCTGGCGATCCAGATGCGCTGTTAGCAGCTCAAGAACAGCTTACAACTATCCAAAACGAAAAATATCGTGTGGATAATTACCAGCCGCAGCAACGTACTAAACAAAAAGCACCAGAACCTGAGTTTAAACAGCCCGCACCACAGGTACCTCAACCTGACCAAAAAGCGTTAGAATGGGGTAAACGTAACGATTGGTTTGAAAAAGACCCTGAAATGACAGGGTACGCGTACGGACTTCACCAGAAGCTAGTGCAACAAGGTATTGATCCGAGAAGCGATCAGTATTATGATGAAATTGACAAAGCCGTAAGGCGAGTCTTTCCAGATAAGTTTGACGATGGGCATATTGAGGAAGAAGCACCCCAACGTCAAAACGGCCCCGTGGTTGCCGCACCGTCTCGTACGACTAAGAAATCACGCACAGTGCGACTGACCTCAACGCAAGCTGCACTCGCCAAGCGGCTTGGTCTGTCTAATGAGCAATATGCGGCGCAGTTAATGAAGGATATGAACCGATGACGAACCGAACATCACGCCAAAATCAAGATCGTGAGGCCACGAAACGTAAGGTGTCATGGGAGCGACCTTCGATGTTACCGACCCCCGAACCCCGTGAAGGCATTGTCTATCGCTGGATTCGCACATCAACTTTGGGTCAAACGGATAACACGAATGTTTCTTCCAGATTCCGTGATGGTTGGACACCCGTTCGTAGAGAGGACCATCCAAACCTTCAAGTTGTGTCTGATATCGATTCTCGATTTACAGACAATATTGAGGTCGGTGGATTGCTGCTTTGCCAGAACTCTGCCGAAAAAGTCCAAGCGCGTATAGATGCGCAGCTCCAACAGGCTAAGAGCCAAATGCAAGCTGTGGACAATTCGTACTTGCGACAGTCAGACCCTCGTATGCCCGTTCTGAATCCAGAGCGAAGCACACGATCATCGTTTGGCAAGTAACCTTTCGGGGGAGCTTGCTTGGTTGAAACTCAGATTGTGAGGAAATAGAGCTATGGCTACTATAGCAGCTCCTTATGGCTTAAAACCTGTCCGCCGTGCGGACGGAACGCCATACGCTGGGGCAACGTCCCAGTTTCTCATCGATCCCGCTGGTGAAGCAACAAACCTATTCTATGGACAAGTTGTTATCATTGGGGCCGATGGGTACATCGCGCTGGCAACTGGTACAGGTGCAGACCTGACCACTAACAGCATTTCAGGCACATCAGGCGTAGGCGCTATTGGCGTTTTCGTTGGTTGTGAATATGTAAACTCTTCAGGTCAACTCGTTCAGGCTCAGTATTATCCATCAGGTACATCTAATGGTGATGCGATCAAAGCCTATGTTGTCGATGATCCAAACGTACTATTCCAAGCGCAGCTTGATGGTGCGGGAGCGCAGACAATAATTGGTACTAACACATTCTTTGCAGCGGCTCAGTCAACTTCGACTGGTGATACCTCAACAGGTAACTCAACGTCTGCATTGGATGCGACAGTCCAAACCGCAGCAGCAGCGTTCCGTATCGTTGCTCATGTGTCACCTGCTAGTGATGCCTTCCCAGATGTTCTTGTTAAGTTCAATCCTGGCGGACATCAGATGACAAACAATGTTGGCTTATAAAGGAGTATAGACAATGGCTATTTCACGCGCCCAGCTCCTTAAAGAGCTACTACCAGGTCTAAATGCGTTGTTCGGTCTTGAGTACGGTAAGTACGAAAACGAGCACGAAGAAATCTACGAAACTGAGACATCAGAACGTTCCTTTGAAGAGGAAGTTAAACTGTCTGGGTTTGGTGCAGCCCCAGTTAAAGCTGAAGGTCAAGCGATTTCTTACGATAATGCGCAAGAACACTTCACCGCTCGTTACAACCACGAAACGGTTGCAATGGGTTTCTCTATCACTGAAGAAGCTATGGAAGATAACCTGTATGACTCATTGTCAGCTCGTTATACAAAAGCCTTGGCTCGCGCTATGGCGTATACGAAGCAGGTTAAAGCCGCGTCTATCTTGAACACAGGCTTTGATACCTTCACATCTGGCGACGGTTCTTTCTTGTTTGCAACTGACCACCCAACAGTTGGTGGCGGCACAAACTCGAACAAGCCGCAGACAAACGCTGACTTGAACGAGACTTCACTTGAGCAAGCGGTTATCGATATTGCTGCGTTCACTGACGAACGTGGCCTATTGATTGCTGCGCGTCCACGTAAGCTAATCGTTCCACCTGCGCTAATGTTCGTTGCAACTCGTTTGCTACAAACAGAACTACGTGTAGGGACAGCGGATAACGACATCAACGCATTGCGTTCGAATGGTTCGATCCCAGAAGGCTACCGTGTCAACCACTACCTAACTGACACAGATGCGTTCTTTATCACAACTGATATCCCGAACGGCATGAAGCACTTTGTGCGTACTGCTATGCAAACGGGTATGGACGGAGACTTCGATACAGGTAACGTGCGCTATAAAGCGCGTGAGCGTTACTCATTTGGTGTTTCTGACCCACTAGGCATTTACGGTTCCCCAGGAGCGTAATTTGTGATATGATGTAGTTGCTCTCTCCCAAGGGCACACACCTCCCTGTTGGATTGGGGCTGCTCACGCGGCCCCTTTCTTTTTTACAAAAGTATGTTATCCTGTGTACATCCCTGACAGTCGCATGGTGCGGCTGACTAACCCAGACAGGAGATCAAAATGGGTACAACTACTTTCTCAGGTCCAGTACGTTCTGAGCGAGGCTTTACGGCTGTAGGCTCAAACGCAGTGGTCGCAATCACAGCAGAAACAACTCTTACATATGCGGATCACGTTGGTCGCATTATTGAGATCAATGATGCCGATGGCGCTGTAACTCTTCCATCAATTACTAGCGATACTATTGGCGCAACCTACAAATTTTTTGTAGGAACTACCGCTTCTGATTTGGACATTAAAACAGATGGCACAGATAAGTTCGTTGGCAATCTCGTTCTTGCCGCCGCCGCCACTTCTCAAGCTAGGGGTTTCGCTCCTGCAGCAGACAACGATGTCATTTCTATGAACGGCACCACCACAGGTGGTATTGCTGGTTCTGTTGTAGAAGTCACAGCAATTGCAACTGCAGAATATCTTGTTACTGGCACATTGTTAGGATCAGGCACACTTGCTACTCCATTCGCTGATGCATAATAGGAGATAAACTATGGGCAATAGTACTATAGCTCAGATTTTCCAAGGGCATCGACACGAAAGTGGGTTTGTCGTTTTGGGAAGACACCGTCTCAAAGAGGTTTCTCTTGTGGGAACTGCAAGTGCAGGTCTCCTTGATATATTTGACACGGACACAGCTCCAGCGGCTGGCACTTATGCGCAGAGCGGAACAACTGTTACTGTTACTGATGCGTCCCACGGTCTTTCCACTGGTGATCTTGTTGGTATTTCTTTTTCCACTGGCACTGGTGGTACAGCGCAGCCAGGAAATTACGAAATTACAGTTACTACAGCTAATGCGTTTACTGTAACAATGCTGAACTCAGATACTATTACAGATGACCCAGCTTGTCGTTATGTTGCAACTACGCCTAGCCCAAATACGTTTCCTCGAAGATGGTTGATGAGTAAGCATACTTCAGCGAATGATACTTTCGCTAATACGTTTAGTATTCCAAACCAGGGATTTGTCGCTACAAGAGGTATATACTTCCACATGGCAAATTTGTTAGAAGCCGATGTCTTCTACGAGTAAATCAAAAAAAGACCCCCGCCTCGAAAGGGCTGGGGTTTCTGGCTATAATAAGCCAAAGCGGACACCTAATCATCCAACTAAGTCACATGTTGTTGTGGCTAAAGAGGGCGATAAGGTTAAGACTATCCGTTTTGGTCAGCAGGGTGTGAAGACAAACCAGACTGTAGGACAGCGCAAAGCCTTCAAGTCTCGTCACGCAAAGAACATCAGCAAGGGCAAGATGTCCGCAGCTTTTTGGGCCAATAAGGTTAAGTGGTCGCCAAGTAAAACCAAGTCTAGTTCTACCAAGTGGAAGAAGGGATCATGACTATCTCTCGCGCGCAAATGGGTAGCCAGCTAACGGGGAACAGAATGCCAGTAAAAAAAGTAAAGGGTGGTTATAAGTTTGGAAGCTCAGGTAAGGTTTTCCCTACCCGTGCAGGTGCAGAGCGTCAGCAACGTGCAGCTTACGCCAACGGATATAGAGGTATGTCTGCTGGTGGATTTGTTTCCACAGGTGACGATGCCAAAGACCTAGAGGTTTTGCGTTCTGCTAAAAACATTGATGATGGCCCCATCGGAATGAAGAAGGGCGGTAGGCCTAAAAAGAAAAAGTCTAAGAGTCGTGTGAACGAAGCTGGTAATTACACCAAGCCATCTATGCGCAAGAGATTGTTTAACAAAATCAAAGCTGGTGGTAAGGGCGGTGCGCCTGGTCAGTGGTCCGCTCGCAAGGCTCAGATGTTAGCACAACAATATAAGAAGGCTGGCGGTGGGTACAGAGATTAAAGATGATCTGCGCAGTTGGTCGCGTGAGGTACTAGAGGTTCCCAATGAACATCTTAAGGGGATGCCACCGTGTCCCTACGCCAAAGAGGCGTGGAAGAAAGACAAAGTTCTTGTTATCGAAACAGATCAAGTAATTGAATCTACTTGTGTCTATACTGATTTTTTTGAAGACTTCGAAAAAGAACTTGTAGTCGTTGCCTCTTTTAATCTGCCAGACATTAATGAGTTTAACGATTTTATAGATCAGCTTAATGATACAAATAAAACACTGCATTGTATGGGTTTCCATCCTGGGTATGACGCAGAAGATGCAGAATTAGATTTTCTTTCTGACAATGATTGGGTGAGTTCTCTTGATAAAGATTACTGCATGATCTTTATACAGGATTTACAGACAGTTGTTAGGGCAAGTGACAAGTTGGAAAAACTGGGGTACTATGAAGCGTATCCTGAATCAGAGTATCAAGAACTCGTAGTGGAACGGAAAAGGAGAATCCAATGGCTATGAAACCTCGTGCAATGAAGAAGCCTGTAGCAATGAAACGTGGTGGCGCTACTAAGAAGCGCGGCGGCGGTATGATGGCAAAGAAGCCTATGATGGCTATGAAGCGTGGTGGTAAAACTAAGAAGAAGTAATGGCACTTAAAAAGTCGCAGAAGAGCCTCAAGTCTTGGACAAAGCAGAAATGGCGTACTAAAAGTGGCAAGCCTTCTACACAAGGGGCTAATGCTACTGGTGAACGGTATTTACCTTCTTCGGCTATTAAGTCTCTTAGCAGCAGTGAATATGCTGCAACCACACGAGCAAAACGAGAAGGCACTAAGGCAGGTAAGCAGCATGTGGCTCAACCTAAAAAAATTGCAAAGAAAACCAAGCGACACAGAAGTGTAGTGACATAGGAACGCGACATGGCAGTAGTAACACCAGATTTACCAGAACTTTTTGAAGAGGCTTATGAACGGGCTGGTTTATCTATGCAAACTGGTTATGACCTTAAGACTGCTCGTAGAAGTCTCAATCTTTTGACATTGGAGTGGCAAAACCGTGGCCTTAATCTCTTTACTATTGAAGAAGGTACGATCTCTGTTACGGCTGGGACCGCGACCTACACCCTTCCTTCGGACACAATCGACATCATCGAACATCAAATCCGAACAGGAACAGGCACCAATCAAGTTGACACGGCGCTCGAAAGGATCAGTGTCGCAACCTACGCGCAGCAAACAAACAAAAACACGCAAGGTAGGCCGACCCAAATCTACGTCCAAAGGCTCCCAACAGAAACAAAAGTAACTCTATGGCCCGTTCCTGACAGCACAACAACCTACACTATATTTTACTATAGACTAAAGGGTATAGATGGGCTTTCTTCTGGTGTGGGTACGGACGTTACATCAGTGCCGCCCAGATTTGTTCCATGTCTTGTTGCTGGCATGGCTTATTACATTGCTATGAAAAAACCTCAAGTGTCTGGTCGGGTTGCCGCTTTAAAACAGGAATATGAGTTCCAATTTGAGCTGGCTGCTGGAGAAGATACAGAGACAGCATCAATCAAATTTGTGCCGTATAATACATTCATGATAGGTGGCGGATGAGTTACGCTAAAGGTAAATATGCTTTTGGATTTTGTGACAGGACTGGGTTTAGATACCCAATTAAAGACCTTGTCCCAGAGTTTAACAACGGTGTAAGGACTGGATTCCTTATTGGAAGAGATGTTGTTGATCCAGATCAACCTCAAAACTTTTTAGGAAGAGTTAAAATATTTGACCCACAGTCACTTCAAAACCCTAGACCTGATACATCTCAAGTTGAGAGTCGTGGCCTTTTTGGTTTTGATCCAGTTTGGAATGATGCACAATACATGACAGCGGAAGTTGGAAGTGTTAATATAGCTATATCGTAGGAGAATATGATGGCAGCACCTAAGAAAAGACTTGGCAAAGGTAAGAACCGTTTGAAGTTTAAAGACGTGTCTCCTCGTGCCGAAAAAGGTGATCAAGTTCACGTCAAGGAAATTAAAGACGAGGACATGATTGATGTATCTCCTCGCGCTGAAAAGAACGAGCGCGAAGAGGTCATGGGTAAAAAAGCTGGTGGCTCTCTAAAGCCTGTACCAAAAGACAAAGAGGGGAGTCTGGGAAAGCTGCCTACAGCCGTTCGAAATAAAATTGGTTTTCAGGCGAAAGGCGGTCCTGTAAAGAAAATGGGAATGGGCGGCAAGTGTCGTGGTATGGGCGCAGCCACTCGTGGTGGTAACTTTTCAAGGAATGGATAAGTTCAAATGAACTATTCTGAGTTAGTACAAGCAGTCAAGGACTACACTGAAAACACGGAAACGACTTTCGTGAATAACATTGATATGTTTATCCGACAGGCAGAAGAGCGGATATTCAGAGATGTTCAGATTCCTGAGCTGCGAAAGAATGTCACGGGTAACATTTCTTCTGGCAATCAGTACCTAGCTCGTCCCGCAGATTTTCTGACCACATTGTCTTTAGCTGTTATCAGTGGTGGTGACTTTACTTATCTTTTGGAAAAAGAGGTTAACTTTATCAGAGAAGCGTACCCAAGTGCCTCAACAACTGGCACACCAAAGTATTATGCTATCTTTGACGGTGATACATCAGGATCAAATGGAAACTTTATATTGGGTCCAACTCCAGATGCTGCATACAATGTAGAGCTTCATTACTATTATGACCCGCCTTCTATCGTAACTACAAGCACATCTTGGCTTGGTGACAACGCGGAAGCTGCATTACTTTACGGCACTCTATATGAAGCGTATACCTTTATGAAGGGCGAGCCAGATGTTCTGCAGAACTATCAACAGCGCTATCAGTCCGCTCTGGTCAATATGGCTGCTATCGGAGTTATGTTGAAAAGTGATACATATAGAGAGGATGCGGCGTAATGGCTATTACTCAAGCAACGTGTACTTCGTTCAAGAAAGAGCTTCTGGAAGCTATCCATGATTTTACGGCACACACGTTTAAGATTGCTTTGTACTCTGACTCTGCGGATTTGAGTGCTGGCACCACAGTTTACTCCACGAGTAACGAAATAACGAACACCTCTGGTAGTGCTTATTCTCCTGGTGGTAAGGCGTTAACCACGATTGCTCCAACTACTTCAGGTACTGTAGCGTTTGTGGATTTTGAGAATATCAGTTGGGCCAATGCTTCGTTTACGGCGCGTGGTGCTTTGATATATAATTCTTCTGCTTCTAATAAGGCTGTAGCTGTGTTAGATTTCGGGAGTAATCGCGTAGTCTCAGGTGATACCTTTGAAGTTCAGTTCCCTGTATCATCCGCTACAACAGCTATAATTAGGATATCATAGGAGTTTACTATGGCTAGTTTCACAAAGGTAAACGATTTTGTCGTAAACCTAGCAAATACAATGGACTTGGATGCGGATACCTTAATCGTAGCCTTGTCAAACACAGACCCAACATCAGGAACAGATGTTACCGCAGATGGTAATGGAATCTTGGCTAACATCTCTCAGATCAGCTATACCAACTTGTCTTCACGTACACTGCAAAACGTGACCAGCACACAGACAAGTGGGACATACAAGCTGTCTGCTGACGACCTTACACTGACGGCATCTGGTGGTTCAGTCGCTGCGTTCCGTTATATTGTAATTTACAATGACACAGTGACATCACCTGCTGATCCAGTTATTGGTTACTATGACTACGGTACATCATTGACACTGAACGATGGTGACACATTCACAATCGACATCGGGACAAACGGTATCCTGACTCTAACATAAGGGGTAGATCGTCATGGCTAAACTTTTTAATCGGGCCAAGATGACGACAGCCACGACTGGAACAGGCACTATTACGCTAGGTAGTGCCTCTTCAGGATTTCAGTCTTTCGCGGATGCGGGTGTTTCTGATGGTGATGTCGTCCAATATGTGATCGAGGAAAGTTCAAACTTCGAGATCGGGACAGGTACATACACCGCATCAGGAACAACTCTGACGCGGACTGTAACCGAAAGCACAAACAGTAATAACCCAATTAACCTAGCGGGCGATGCTTTAGTTTCTATTACTGCAATCGCTGCAGATTATAACCGCTTGCAGCATGAGGGCAGCGATAAGGTCACTGTTACTTCTACTGGCGCTTCGGTCACTGGTAATATTACTGTCACTGGCACTGTGGACGGACGTAATGTCGGGACTGATGGTTCTAAACTGGACGGCATTGAGGCCAACGCAGATGTCACTGACAGTGCGAATGTAGGCACATCTCTTACAGGATTTGCTACAGAAACATCTTTTCAAGGTGCTGATCTTGTAGCGGTATATGATACTTCTGCATCTGCATGGCGTAAGGGTACTATTACAAATGCTGCTCTCCAAGGTCCAAAAGGCCAAAAGGGTGAGGTGGGTGATACAGGTACTCAGGGCGCGACAGGGCCGACTGGACCCACTGGCCCACAAGGTCAAAAGGGACAAAAAGGCGAATTAGGTGGCACTGGCCCCACGGGTCCAACAGGACCAACTGGTGCAAAAGGTCAGAAGGGTGAGGTAGGAAACACAGGTCCGACAGGTGGCACTGGTCCAACTGGCCCAACAGGTCCAACAGGTAGTACTGGCCCAACAGGTCAAAAGGGTCAAAAGGGTGAAGTGGGCAACACAGGACCAACTGGCCCTACAGGCCCGAACGGACCCACTGGACCGACAGGACCGACTGGTCAAAAAGGCCAGAAAGGACAGAAGGGTGAGACAGGAAGTACGGGTCCGACTGGGCCAAACGGTCCAACAGGACCGACTGGTCCAACGGGTCCACAAGGTCAAAAAGGACAGAAGGGTGAGGTAGGGTCCACTGGTGGTACGGGGCCAACTGGACCCACTGGACCCACTGGTCCTACAGGTCAGAAAGGTCAAAAAGGTCAGACTGGGAATACTGGTCCCACTGGGGGAACTGGGCCTACAGGGCCAACTGGTCAGAAAGGTCAGAAAGGCGAGACAGGCTCTGCAGGTGGTACGGGTCCAACTGGTCCAACTGGTCCGACTGGTCAAAAAGGACAGAAAGGTGAGGGTGGTTCAACCACTGCAACAGCTCAAACATTTTCTGATGTTAGAGTAGCACAATTTGGTTGGCCTAGAACAGTATCACCTGGATTTAGTAACGGAACTTATATGTCAGGGGGTAGCAATCCCGGAGGGAATAGCGCTGGGACGTTTACAAATGGTTCGTATTCATATGGGAGTTACGATGGATCATTTCAGGGAGCGGCAACTATAGCAGTGAGGACAAGTTAAATGGATAATGGTGTATTTTGGTACTGGGTGCTTTATAAGCATGGCGATAATAATTATATTACACAAGTATCTCGCACAGAGTATGAGCCTGATATAACTACGTTTCCATCTGATGTAACGTATGCTGAAATATCAAAATCGTTATATGATAGCATAGAAAATTATTTAGAGTATAATTATAATGCCGATGGAACGATTTCGGAAATAAATCATGACCAAAATATGAGCAATTATCAAAGGTTTTTGCGTGATAATTTGTTACTAGAAACAGACAAGTATGCTGTAGGCGATCGTTCAATGTCAGACGAAATGAGAAATTATCGTCAGGCTTTGCGTGATGTTCCACAACAGTCAGGATTTCCTGATAATATAACTTGGCCTACAAAACCTTAAAGACTTTATGTAAATGAAAAAAGTTAAATATCAGTGTTATCCAATAACGTTAGATAGTGGAGAAAGTGCCTGTGGGTATAAATTTTCAGCAGAAGAGTGGTTCAATTTTTGGGTACAGTATCCCGCTATCAAGCATAATCAGTGGTATAATAGTTTAAGTAATAGATCAGGT